CGACGGAGAAGATTTCCGACTCACAGACTGACACGATCGTTGCCCTGGCTGATGAAGTAGGGGCCGACCTGGGGAAGTTCTGCGAATATTTCAAGGTGCAACGGCTATCTGATCTTCCGGCCAGCCAATATGATGTTGCCTACAAACTCCTCGCCAAAAAAAGGAAATAGCCATGTTGCCGACTGCACTCTACGAGATAGCGCCCGCTCTCCACGAAGCGCTCACGGCGGAAGAGTTTGACGACGCCACCATTGACGCGCTGGCCATCGCCTTCGAGGACAAAGCCAAGGGCATCATCCATCTGTCATTCAATCTGGACGGGCTGATTGCCCAGGCCAAAGCCGAGGAAGCGCGGATTGCCAATATTCGCAAGGCGGCTGAAGCGCGGAACGAGCGCATCCTTGCATATCTGAAGCGGTGCATGGAGGTTGCCGAGATTGCGAAGCTCCCGCTTGGCACGGTCACGGCATCCATCCAAAACAACCCACCCAAGGTTGTTATCGATGACGAGTTCCAGCTTCCGCAGTTCTTCGTCAAGACCGTCACGACGCAGACGGTTGACAAGAAGCTGATTGCCGAGGCGATCAAGGCTGGCGAGAAGGTACCGGGGGCGCACATCGAACAGGGAACCTCGCTCCGCATCCGCTGATACCGCGGACTGTCAAAAGTACGTCGCACCACCGACGGAATAACCACCAGGAGAAAAGGAGAGAACGATGATTGACAACCATGCCTGACTAAGATAATTTATAACAAAAAACAGGGGGTTGTCATGGCTTCTCCGAGAAAAGTAACAGATGAAGCACTGTTGTCCGCATACACCCAAACGAAAAGCGTTTGGAAGGTCGCGGAGATTGTCGGGATATGCGGCCAGTCGGTCCATGAAAGGCTTGCGAAGCTTGGGGTTTTGGAGCGTACCAAGTGGACAAAAGAAGAGGATTTGATGCTTGTCCAGATGTATGAAAAATATTCAGAAACTCTTTTTCTGAGAGGGCTTTCTAATGAGCTGAAAAGGTCAGAGGCCGCCATATCTTGCCGCGCTCACGAATTAGGGATAACTGATCCACCCAGAAAAAGAAGTGTGGAACATTCTGACAATATCGTAAAGTCAAAAATAGCAAACGGAACGGTAAACTCCTTCAAGAACTGTAGCAACCCACATTCCCGTAGCATTATTGGGAAACGGGCAGACTTGAATAATACCTTCTTCAGAAGCAGCGCAGAAGCAAACTACGCTCGGTATCTAAATTTTATCGGACACGAATGGGATTTTGAACCAAAGGAATTTTACTTTGAGAGAATTAAAAAGGGGTGTGTAACCTACACCCCTGATTTTTTCAACAAAACAACTGATCAATGGATTGAGATTAAGGGTTGGTTTGATACGAAAAGCATTACAAAACTCAAGCGATTTAAAAAATATTATCCCGCTGAATTTGCAAAACTAACCATGGTTACACAGTCAAAAAAATCTGCTGAAATAGCTTGTTCTCTCGGGATACCATTCGTGAGGTATGAGGATATTAAAAAGAGGCACAGCCATCTGATTAAGGGGTGGGAGCATAGCAGGCGATGTTAGATATTTTCGACGCCTTGACGGGTGTTCTCTGGAGAGATGATAGCCAGGTCTGCCATGTGGCCGACGCGAAGAAAACCTACGGAGATGCCCCTGGCGTTCACATCGAGATTCAGAGTTTGTAGTTGAGAAAATCGTTGACACGTTTTAACCACCTTGGTACGGTGTCTACGTCGAGGTTCATTGCACAAGGAGAGATTATGCACCCCAGTTCACCCCATGTAGCAGCATCAACAGCCCTTGTGCGAGCCTCGACAACCCGCCTAAGCGTTGATCTGTTGCATGGGGTGATTTTTGTGTTGCTGGGAGGTAAGCCGTGACTGGAAAAACATCAGAATACAGCCAGAAATTACTTGACCCAAGGTGGCAAAAGAAGAGGCTTGAAATATTGAGCCGGGATGAATTTATCTGTCAATCGTGTTGTGACGCAGCGAAGACCCTCCATGTCCACCACTTACGATATATCCAAGGGAGGGAACCTTGGGAATACGATAACGACAATTTTATAACCCTCTGCTGTGATTGCCATGAGTATGAGAAATAAAGTCGGCGAGATAATGAGCAAGACCTTCTTGCTGTGCTTAAACAGCGGGGTTTTCTGTCTGACAATATTCATTCTCTTGCCAGTGCCTTTATACAAATGGAGATGCCATATACACACGATGTCATGGTGTCGATAATTGAGTTTGCATTATCAGACAAAGAGACAGTTGACCTGTTGGGCGAAAAATACTTTTTATGGATTCGTGGTGATAAACATGAAGACTGAGGGGCGGATGATAAGAAAATCGCTAAGCAACAGTAAGGGTTTTGCTTCTCTCTCTCCGAAAGCTGCCGTGTTATTTTGTATGATTATTCCTCACCTAGACAGTCATGGGAAGATGAATGGTGGGGCTGGTTATGTTAAAGATGAAGTCTGCCCGAGGGTTGAATACCTTACTCTGGAGTTGCTCAAGAGTTTGTTGGCAGAGATTTCGAACAAAACAAGCCTCAAATGGTTCGACCACGACGGAAGAAAATATATCCACTCAGTTAACTTCTTGAAAAAACACCAGAATTTGCCAGAAAACAAGATAGGAAAAGACAAACTCCCCAGTTACTCCGAACTTACTCCAGAGTTACTGCCCTACGAAGTAGAAGTTGAAGTAGAAACTAAAACCATTGATCGAACTACGTCCGATCTGTATAGCGATGACTTCGAGGCTTTCTGGACAGCCTATCCGAGGAAGGTTGGAAAGGGCGAAGCCGCTAAGGTATTCAAGGCTCACCGTCTCGGTGGAGTGAAGTTGCAGTCAGTCCTTGATGCTGTCGAGGCACACAAGAAAACTGACCAATGGAAAAAGGACTCAGGCCAATTCATCCCCCACCCGACAACATGGCTCAAGCAGAAGCGATACGATGATCAGGTAGTTATCGAGTTCGACTCTGCTCAAGCCGAAGAAGACGCATGGGCAAGGCGGATGGCGGAGAAGACCCTCCATGGATGACCAATACGCCTACCTCGGAGCCGTCCTGGTCGATCCTTCGACGCTGGACGCACACCCCCTCGGTTTGGAGGATTTCACCGGGGCGTGCCGTGGCGTGTTCAAGGCCATGCAGAAAATCCACAACTCCGGCTTTGTCCCTGACGTTTCGACCCTCATACCGGAATGCCCTGAATGGAAGCAGGTAGGCCTTGAAATTCTGACGTGGCAGATTACGGCAGCAAACGCTGGGTATTATGCCAAGAGACTCCGCAACCAAACGAAGCTGCGTTGCTTCGCCTCAATTGGTCCGCTGGTGACGCAGATGCAGGAAGACGGGGAGACGGTGGACACGATCGGCGCGGAGATCAACCGCTATCTGTCTATCTCGGAGCGCGGGGCCGCAAACGGAGTACAGATTGGCGAGTCAATCCGGCGCGGCATCAAAAATATCGAGCGGCAGGGCATCCGGGGACTCACAACGGGTTATCGCCAACTGGACAGGGCGTTGTCAGGGTTACAGCCATCAGGGCTGTATATCGTGGCTGGCCGTCCAGGGATGGGTAAATCAGCTTGGGCCGGGAACCTGTGTGAAACGCTTGGCGCGGTCGGCAAGAAAATAATCGTCTTCTCGTTGGAAATGGATAACGAGCAATGGGCCATGCGGATGGTCTATTCTCAAGGTCGGGTTGACTCTGGCCGGGCGAACGACGGAGCCCTGACGCAAGATGACTGCCGCCGCATTGCCGCTCACGGCGCAATCATTGCCGGGTGGGATGTGAAAATCTACGATCAGCCAAGTATCAAGGTCGATTACATGCGGTCGATTACCCGGCGCGAAAAGCCGGACTTGGTGATTATCGACTACCTGCAACTTGCCAAGGCCGACGCCGAAAAGAGACATGAAGAGGTCGCCGAAATCAGCCGCGGCCTGAAGGCGCTGGCCAAGGAAAACCGTATCCCGGTTGTCGCCCTGGCCCAGATGAACCGGGGCAACGAGATGCGGGACAAAAAGCGCCCGGTGCTGTCAGACCTTCGGGAATCAGGTCAAATTGAACAGGATGCCGACGCGGTTCTGTTCCTATACCGTCCCGCCTACTACTGCCAGAAGTGCCAGGTTGACGGCGACTGCGGGGAAGACGGCCACGGCACCACGGCTGAAATCATCCTGGCGAAGAACCGCCACGGCAAGTCAGGCATCATTCTGGCCGACTATTACGGCGAGAACTTCCGTTTCGAGGAGCGGCGCTATGAGAGAGTGTGAAAAATGCGGGTTGCATGAGGCTACCGATTTCACTACCAACTACGGGCCAGAAATGGGCAAGGATTGGGCTTTCACTTGTGGCAACTGTGACCCAATGGCGTATTGGGTGCCGATTGAAGAGTACTCCGATCCTCAAACCGGCTGGCGCGGCCACTTGGAAGAGAAAAATTGGTTTGACCCTGACATCTTCGAAGCCATGCTCACGCGGTATTACGGAGCCGATCAATGACCGAACTCCTTGTTAAACTAGAGGCAGAACACCGCGACTATCAACGCCGCATAGCCGAGTTGGAAGAAAAGCTGGCTGAGAACGAGCGGCACTGGCGGGAGGCGAGGGGGATGGCGACGGATGAAGGCAAGTCGCCGGATAATTTAACGAGCACCACGACTGCATGGGCCGTCGTCTCTGGCATCTGGTTAGCCGGAAACAATACCGCGAGTTCGCACAATTACCGACAAAGGAGAAACGACATGACCACAGCAGAACTGGTGGCGAAGTATGGGCGGGCGCAACTTGGCATTGATGGTAACTGCGGATTTTCGCTTCTCGGTGGAGATCTTCAAGAAGGCGAAGCAGAGTTTGTTGAAATCAACGATCCGAGAAGCACCGACAGTGAGTTGGTGGCGTGCAAACTTGCTCATTCCCGGCTAAAGGAGAGGTTGGATTTGCCGGGGTTGTCCTACTATTTCGGCCCGTCACACCCATACGGCAATTAGTGCGGCCGTTGAGCGGTGTTTCCGGCTAACGGCGTAGATAGGCTGTGGAGTAGAAAAACCGAGGCGAAGAAAGACCGTATAATCCGTCGCTTTTTGTGAGTGGGTAGGCGGAAACTACACGCAATTTCGCGCAGTAACCAGCGAGGACAACCATGGAGCAAAGACAAATTCTCTATCCGATATTCCGAGTGTTCACCGCGAATTATTACGTGTGGCTCGTGTCCGTGTGGCTGCTCGGCCCGGTAATTATGGTGCTGACATTCTTTCTTTTCCTTGGCATCGGGCTAAAGGATCTGGTTGTTGACACGGCGCGAGAATGGTTTGTGCCGCTGGCGTATTCGCGGAAGCAGTGGTTGAAGCTGCACGAACGGTATCGGCGGGCATGAGCGCGGACTTTGGGCGGTTTCCGCCTACCGCCCGTAGTTAAGCGGCGGGGTAGGAAGATCGAGGCGAGCGAGACGGAATAAGCCGTCCGCTGCGAACGTAGTGAGCACTTAACGTGTGGTTAGAACGATGCCAAGGCCGGGCAATTACCACCTGGAGGAACCATGAAAAGACCTACCGTGAACAAGGCGATGATTGAAGAGGCTGCGAAACTTTATGCGAGCAAGGCATCTTTCGCTACTGACGATGAGCGCGACGTGCTGGCACATGACATTGCAGAACATTATCGCTATCCGTTCATGGACGGATTTGAGCTTGGCAAAGCTCTGGACGGTGAAGGGTGGGAGATTGACGCCGAGATTGTGAGCGACCTAGACACGTTTCAGTACGAAGTCGCAGACATTTTGAAAGCTGCCGAGCGTAAGTGGTTTGAATGGGAAAAGCCACAACCTCCTTTCCCTGTCGGGACGATGATCCGCGAAGGAGAAATCACGGGGATTTATGAGCATGGCCCGGCAAAATATCTGGTGAAAAAGCCTGGGCAGGATGATGCGACGACGGGGAACAGACGGCTGATTATCAACTTCGAGGATGCCGTTTTGGTTTCTAGCCCGCAAGCGGCAGCGGTCTAACGGCGTAACTAAGCGGCGGGCCACCGCCATTCGAGGCAAGCGAGACTGCATCACCCCGTCCGCTTGTGTGTGTGGTTAGATTCCACCAGCCGCCCAACTTGGGCGCGCAATTACTGACAGATTGGAGACGAATATGAGCAGGATGGTTTGCGTCTGTGGGAAGCTATTGGACGGGCAGTTTATGTGTGACGAGTGCTTCGCCAAGGAAGAAAAACGGCGCAAAGGCTTGCCGACAAGAAAGGGCAAATCATGAGGTGCCTACATTGCGGTGACTGTTGTTTAAGGATGTCGCCGCTGTCCGCGCCAGAGCCATGCCCACACATCAACATTCGCGAGGACTTTGTTTTTTGTGGCAGGTATGCGGACAGGCCGAAAGAGTGTGTGGACCATAGATTTCCGTCGAGCATCTGCCCGATTGGTGCGGACATCCTTGGGATTACGGACAACGAAGAAATGCGGGTGAGGGTTGATCGCGGTTTTGAATTATTGCGCGGCCCTTGAGTGGGGCTGGTGCAATCTAACGTTTGCGCTGAGCTGCTGGCCTGAGAGCGTGGAGTAGCACCGTATTTCCCGAGAGGCTGACCGTATCAACCAGTCAGCTCTGCAATTGGTTATATGGCCAAGGAGACGACCATGGACCTTGAAACGACAACCAGACAGGCCGGTGAAATCTGGCACAAGATCAAACACGGCTCGCGGATAAGTCCTGGAGACATGGCTTTATTCGGGACACTGTTCGACGACATTTACAAGGAGATCGTCGGGGCCGCGCCTAAAAAATACCCGCGTGTCACCTGCCCGGCCTGTGAGCGGAAATACGATGCGGTCGGCTGCTATGAATGCCCGGCCTGTACTCATGAGTGGGACGAGAACGACGCCGACGGATACGCTGCCGAAACCGGCTGGCGAGATCGCAAGGCCATATAACCAGGGTATAGGCTGCCAATTGTCCGTCTAATATCCCCGGCGGTCAAGTCAAGAAAGGGGCGCAACGTGCTGAATTTAGTGATAGCATCCATCGTTTTTGTGCTCGTCGCGCTGGTCGCAATTACGGCAGAGAAGAAAACGGCCTACGATAACGGCTATCGAGACGCCAAGCGACACGCGCAACAGGCCGACGAAACCCGGCAGACGATTGCAGAGCGCATGGCCGGGATCAGGGCGGGGGAGAATTGACATGACCACGAACGTGCAAAAGACCAGCATAGACGCCTACGAAGAGTTGAAGAGAAGCGGGAGGCTGGCGACACAGAAGGCCGTCGTCCTTCTCTCAATCATCAAGGGGCCAGGAAGAACCAGGCAAGAGCTTTCCGTGTCCACCAGGATTCCTATTAACGCGATCTGCGGTCGTGTCAACGAGCTGCTTAAGGATTTATGCATCATCGAAGAGGGTCGCCGCAAGTGCAGTATCACAAACATCGATGCACGGATGATCTGGCCGGTGGTAAAACAAGAGAATCCTGGCGAACAGTTGTCGTTTCTTTGATATGAAGCACACACTCGTGATCAGAACGCCAGAGATAGCTGCCAGGGCCATTGAGATTGTCGGGCGGCTGCACCTCTGCGACGAACTGCATGAGGTCATAATTCGCGAGCACAAGAAAGACCGGACGGCGGCTCAGCATTCACTTTACTGGCTATGGCTTACCATCATTGCCTCAGAGTTGGGCGAGACGAAGGACGCGATCCACCTCCGCTACAAAAAGAAATACCTGGTTCACATCTACGAGCGAGACGACGCGGACTACGCGGCCATGATCGAAGCTGTCAGGGCCGTTCACCGGGCCGGGATGAAGAAGGAGTCCGCAGCGATGGAGAGGAAGATCGTGGAACTGACATCAACGACGACGGCCAACGTGGCACAGTTTTCCGAATATTTGGCCGACATCGAAAAAAACGCTTCCAGTCTCGGAATCAGACTACCCCATCCAGAAGATGTCTATCGTATTTCCATGGGAGGATCTGCATAATGTGGCGTAGCCGGAAATACCTCGACGCCGTGAGGGAGTTGTCCTGCCAGGTGGGATCGCCTGCCTGCGACAACCGGCCAGGGACAATCGAGCCCGCCCATTCCGACCAGATGGAAGATGGCAAGGGCAAGGGCATCAAGGCCCATGATCTGATGGTGGCCGCCGCCTGCCATAGCTGTCACCTTTGGCTGGGAGGCTCGGCACCGAGAGAGGAACGGTTCTGGTACATGGATCGCGGGATACGCAGAACAATAAGGGCGATGGCGGACCGTGGAATTTTGAAAGTATAAACGCCGGGGGATATTGAAATGACTGCATATTATTCAGAAAACGACCCCAAAGCGGCGGCGTGGTTGCGGGAGCTCATCAGGGCCGGGCACATTGCTGATGGCGTTGTGGATGAAAGGAGCATTGTCGATGTACCAGCAGATGACCTTCGCGGATTTACTCAGTGGCACCTGTTCGCCGGGATTGGCGTCTGGTCATATGCCCTGCGACAAGCCGGGTGGCCCGACTCCAGGCCAGTTTTCACCGGGAGCTGTCCATGTCAGCCCTTCTCTGCCGCCGGAAAGCAGCTCGGCACCGACGACCATCGACACCTCTGGCCCGAGATGCGCCGCCTCATCGCGGAGCTACGACCTCCAGAGGTTATTGGGGAGCAAGTTGCGTCAGCGGCTGGAAGGTCTTGGCTCAACACTGTACGCCTTGACCTGGAAGCAATGGGATATGGAGTCGGGGCCGCCGATTTGTGCAGTGCGAGCTGTGGCTCCCCGCATATCCGCCAACGCCTCTACTTTGTCGGAGAGCGGGGGGGTGACCCCATCGACGCGGGATTGGAAAGACTCCCCGAGAATGGCGACGGAGCGCGAGGATGGCCGCAGCCGGCTGGATCAGTTGCCGCGGCAGGCGACGTTGTGCGGCTGGCCGACGCCGAATGTTTACGACTCGGCGGGGGGCGGTTCGGAAACGAGCATCATGCGGAAAGTGGCGGGGGAGAAGAGGCCGAGCGGGGCGTCGATAGGTTCTCAACTCCGGCACACGACACTTTTGGCTGGCTGGCCGACGCCAAGATCGGAGGACGCAGAGAGTTCAGGGATGCGACACAGCCGGGGAGTGGCGGACACGCTGACGGCGGTGGGAACATTGGCGGGATGGCCGACACCGATGGCCGGGACGCCAGCGCAGAACGGGAACAATGCGGCGGGGAACAACGATTACAGCCGGGCGGTTGTGAGTCTGGCCGGGTGGCCGACACCGAACACAATGGATGGTGGTCAGACGAGCAGGAGCGGGGATCGCAAGGGGGAGCTACTGATGGGGGGAATTCTGCGAGGATTTGCGGAGATGAACGGCCCGGCCCGACGAACGGCTTCTGGCTAGATCCTGACTGGCTCTTCTGCCGGGATGGAAAGTGGCGGCCAGTTATCCCCTCATCTGTCGCGATGGCTGATGGGCCTCCCCCAGGAATGGTGCGAAGCGGCGATGGCCGCCTCGACCTCTTTCACCCGCTCTCGAAAGGTGAAGAAGCGCGAACAATGAGACTGCGCGGATATGGAAATGCTATCACGGCACAGGTCGCTATCGCCTTTATTTCGTCATACATGGAGTTATCTAAGTGAGCGGAGCGAACAAACTCACGGCCGTGGAGCATTACGCGCGGGCGTTCGACTTGGTGCAGCGGCTCCAGGCTGGCCAGCGATTAAGCGCGGATCGCATCGCCGAGATATGCGACTGCCACAAGCGCACCGGGTACAGGATCATGCAGGCCATGGAAAGGTCATTACCAGTGAGGCGCATCGGTGGTGGCTATATGGGGCCGGCCTATCTGGTGCTCGATCGATCCTGACGACGGAGAAACCATGGACGACGAAATTAAACCCTGCCCTTTCTGTGGCGGCGAGGCTGAATTCTCCTACACTCCTTGGGATGATGATGAGCAGGTAGGAGACGATGGTACTGGATGGGTTGTCTGCCAATCGTGCAACGTGCAAATTTATGGGCACACCAGGGAAGACGCCATCGAAAAATGGAACACGAGAAGGTAGCGGCCATGGCCAACCGCAACGATCGCCGCCACAAGAAATTCAAGGAAGAGCGCATGCGCCATCGATGCCTATCAGGAAAGCGCGGATACCGGTCTGAGGGTGATGCCTTGCACACGGCCAGCATCCGGCAAAGGAACGGCGCCGGGCCGCTTCGTGCCTATTCCTGCCTCGCCTGTGGCAAGTGGCACTTGAGCAGTTTCATTCCAACCGAGGATGATCACCCATGAAAGGCCTTATCGTGTTCCCGCGCGCCGGCTTGACCTGCGCGGACATTGCCAACTATCTCGGGGCTACGCTACCCGGCGCGGCTCGCCGGCTGGGCCTGCACCGCGATACCTTGCTGCAGGCCGCGAAGCGATACGGGTTTGCCGACTGCTTCACTGATGCGCGAGGATTGGCCCGCAATTTCGTCTCAGCTGGAGATCTTTGCTATTGTCGCGGGCTGCTCCGGGTCGACGCCGCCGCCGTTCTCGGGGTATCGGTTTCCGCTGTGCGCCGGGCGATCGGCAGGCATGACCTGGGCTTCCTCTTCCCGCGGCATGGTGGTGAAGCGTCTCATGTGGCGAAAACGGGGTACGTATGAGTGAAGGGATCAAGTATGACGGTGGCAAGCGCCGCTGGGATCTGGTTCCGTTCGAGTGTCTGGACGCCCTGGCCGACATCTTCACTTTCGGCGCGGCGAAATACTCGGCGAACTCATGGCAGCAGCTTGACGATTTTGACAACCGCTATTTCGCGGCGATCCTGCGGCACCTGTCGGCGTGGAGGCAAGGTGAATGGCTGGACCCAGAAAGTTTGTGTCCGCACCTTGCGCACGCCATGTGGGGATGCTGCGCGTTGCTGTGGCGAGGGCTGCGTTCTCGGGAAAAGTCGGAGGAAATGAAAAGGGCCGGATGATCTCCGGCCCCCTTGCTACGCCCTCGGGTCAAGGATAGCCATAACCCGCAGTAACTTCTGGACAGGCAAGGGAATTTCCCAGCTTCCGTTTCTCCAGCCGTCCAGCGTTCGGATACTGATGCCGAGAGACGTGGCAAGCTGCTCCCTGGTCAGCTCAAGCTTGTTTCGGATCTCTTCAAGTTCCTCTGGTTTCATTCCCCCTCCTTGAAGCGTTCTGAATGGAGTGTTTCATAAAGCACTCGGTTTGCCGAGTCGATGGCTTTGTCTGCTGCGTTGGCGTCGGTTGCCCGTCCATGTCGCTTCAACGTGTGTAGCAGATTGACACAGTTTTGCAGTTGGCCGCGTAGTTTGTCTATCTCCCTCGTCCGCGCTGCTACTGCGGCGTCGAGGTCGGCTTGGCGAGACTCGCGAAGTGCGGCGTTCTCGGCGCGGAGGCTTGAAAGCGCATTTAGTTGCATAGTTAACCATTCTGTTGTTTCAAAGTCTTGGCAGAAAAAGTGGCTTACTCCATCTGTAACGCACCACTCGCTTTGTGAGTTTGGTTCACTTTCGTATCGCCACATCACCCCTCCTTTGCCGCTTCGATTGCTCTGTATTTACAGTTATAATGCGGGGTTGTTTCTTGACAATCCGTCGTGGCGAACGGACAGTCGCCAAAGTATATACAGCGTTTCTCCTTTGCCGCTTCGATTGCGGCGAGTAGGGTGGATAGCGATTCTTCGCACTCAATTTGACGGTTGCTTAGATCATCGAGGTTGCCGGGGGTTATTGTCTGTTGATGCCGCCATTCTGCGGTTACGCGATTTACCTTATTGAAAAGGGCTTGATATACTTTTTTATATGCTTCCGCCTTGCGCTGAGACTCAGCCAGCGCGGCCTCTTGTGCTTGGAACCAGCGCTTCCAGTCGGCAGCATACAAACACAAAGCCATTACTCGTTCTTCCAGCGTCAGAAGTTTATCTGGCCTACCCTCTGGATAACCGTCCTTGTGATTGCGAATGATTTTGCTTGGGTCGTTGTCAAGAATTACGTGAATATTCTCCAGCGCGGCCTCGGTTTCCTCTAGTTTGTCGGTTACTGCGGCGAGAGATGCTGACAACTCTTGGTACATTTCTGCACTTTGTTCCTCGTTTTCTTTCAGCGCGGACTCGGCAGCATCGACGATGCCGATCAGCCGGCGCTCGTTGGCGCTGGCGATGTCCTTGAGCAGATAGTCGCCATCATCCTCGCCAGGATCAACGAGTTCAAAGACTACCTCCCGGCGCTGCTCGACAAATTCCCGGTCTTCTCCGCTGAGTCTCACGGCTTCAATCCTCCCCGCCCAAGTTCCCCTGATAAAATCTCTCGTACTTCTCCTGCCGGCGCTTCTCTTCGCGGTCCTCGCGGCACTCGACAACGTAGATGTAGATCAGGCCAACGATGGACAGCAGGCCGACAACAAGGGCAACAACGTCATTTGCGGTCATGGTAACCTCCAGAGAGTGAGTAGCGTTTACCGAACGATAGCGAAATAATTGCAGCCTGTCAAGGGGGTTTTGCTGAAATAATTACAGCCACACAGGGCGGTGGTACTCGTGTCCCTCTATATCTGGTAGACCTATTGACTTCGCCCCCAACATATTGTTATCCTTTGGGCGTTTTCATTGTTCTCTTCTTTTGCAAGGAGCGGTCGTCATGAAACTTTTTCGCAACATCATTCTGCTCGGCAACCAGTGAAGCTCGAAGACGCGCAACGCATCGCAAACCAAGTCGGTGCCAAGGTGCGCAAGGCACTGCCGCTCATTTCCCAGATGAACGAGGGTAACGAGCGCTGCAGTGTCCAAGTCGTTGTTGACGTCGATCTGAGTCAGGGCGGGGTTGTCGGCTCACGCTGCTCGGTGCACAGCACTCTCCCCAAGGAACCACGATGAAACTTCAGGGCCGACATTCTCTCCCGGCCTCCTATCGGCTCGGTAAACATCGCCTGCTCTCTCCCCCCGAGAGCACGGCGGTCACTGCCGGGCCACTTTTTTGAGCCCAGACAGCTTCAGGAGAAGCGCCATGATCTTCCTCCCCTTCCTGCACAAATACTGGTGGCGGCACAAACTCGACAAGCTGCAGATGTTCGTCGCCTGGCGACTGCCTCGGTGGCTGGTCCGGTGGGCGGCTGTCCGGTTGGTTGCTCACGCGACGACTGGCCGGTACGGGCATACCCTCACCGTCAAGCTGACCGCCGTGGAAGCGCTGCGGCGGTGGGACGAGGAAGGCAAGCGGCCATGATGATCGACTTCAAAATTCAAAAGGCTGCGCTGGCTCCTGCTAAGCACGTCCGCCCGCCTATCGTTGACCGCGGAGTGCTCAACGAAATATCGGTCCAGTTCGACGGCGTTCGTCTCTGCCGGAAAACTGATCATGTAGAGTTGGCGTTCACCTATGATGGGGATGTTGTAATAATGGCAAAGCTGCCGCTTGGGGTCGGGCTGGAGACTTTATGCAGTGTAGGCGGGACCGTTGTCCTCGATAGCCCCAAGGGCGAAATACGGGTGCCGGTATGAGTTGCGATCGTCGATGTTTCGAGGTAGGCAATCCATTCGAAGGGCACGACGACTGTGCAACCTGTCCCGGGCAGGATAGCGGGCCGCGCGGCAAGGTCGAGGCTCCGGAGTTCAATGATCGTTGCGTCGAGGAAGCCGCAGAGATTTCCCAAGAGGCATGGGACAGCCTCGGTAACACGTCAGGCGAGAACGATGGCGGCCAAAAAGGGTAACTCATACTGGCGCAACCGGCTCATTCACGGCCGGCCGCTTGAGTTCAAGACTCCCCAAGAGCTTTGGGACAAATGCGTCGACTACTTCGAGTGGGTCGAGAAGACGCCGCTCAAGGAGACCAAGCCGTTTGCCTTCCGTGGCCGGGTGACCAAGGCACAGTTGCCGCTGCGCCGCATCATGACGTTGGCCGGTCTCCGCATTCACATCGGCATTGCTGAACCGACCTGGGCGGACTACCGAGCGCGAGAAGATTTTTCTGGGGTTTGTGCGCTGGTCGAAGAAATTATCCGGAACCAGAAGCTCGAAGGGGCGGCGGCCGGCCAGTTCAATGCCATGATTATCGCCCGAGACCTGGGGCTGCGCGACAATGTTGGCCACAGCGGGCCGGACGGTGGGCCGATCGAGGTCAAGGGCATCAATGTCACTTTTATCTAGTGCCGGCGAGCTGAACGTTCAGTTCCCCAAGAAGTTCCGGCCGCTCTTTGAACCTTGGCGCTACAAAGTCCTATTCGGAGGCCGCGGGGCAGCCAAGTCTTGGCAAATTGCCCGGGCCCTGCTGATCAAGGGCAGCAAGGAGAAGCTTCGCATCCTCTGTGCTCGCGAGATCCAGAAGAACATTGAAGAGTCCGTTCATCAACTGCTCTGCGATCAGATCGTCGCGCTCCACCTGGAACACTTCTACATCATCCAAAAAAACAAGATCATCGGTCGCAACGGCACAGTGTTCGGCTATGCCGGTCTCAAGCACAACCCAAAAGGTATCAAATCTTGGGAGGGCGCTGATATTTGCTGGGTAGAGGAAGCGGACGCGGTTTCCTCGGCCTCCTGGGACATCCTGATTCCGACAATCCGCAAAGAGCGCCTGGTCGACGGCGTTCTCATTGAAAGCGAAATCTGGCTCAGTTTCAACCCTTGCCTTGAAGAAGACGAGACCTTCCAGCGGTTTGTCGTCAGCCCCCCGAAGAATGCGGTTGTCCTTGATGTCAACTGGCGCGACAACCCATGGTTTCCCCAGGTGCTCGAAAATGAGCGGCAGGAATCATTACGGGCCGTGGCTGAAGGCCGCCGCAGGTTGGACGAGCATAATCACATCTGGGAGGGGAAGTGCCGGGCCGCGCTGGACGGCGCGATCTTCGGCGACGAGATGGCCTGGCTGCAGGCCAATGGCCGCATCTGCGATGTGCCATACATCCCGGGCATCCCGATCTACACGTTCTGGGACATCGGCCGTAACGACACCACGGCGATCTGGTTCATGCAGCGCATTGGGATGGCGAACCGGTTCATTCATTTTTACGAGAACCGGCTGAAAGATCTGACGAAGTACACCGACTATCTGCACGAATTGAGGGTAAGCCGGGGCTATCAGTATGCAGCCCACTACCTGCCCCACGACATCGAGGTCACTGACTACACGCGGGAAGACAATAAAAGCCGGCGTGAGGTTTTTGAGTCTACTGGCGTCGGTGAAATCGAGACCGTGAAGAGGACGCCGGACAAGCGGGAAGCTCATGACCAGGGCAAGCGGGGCTTTGCCTCCTGCTGGTTCGACAAAGAGGGCTGCAAGGACGGGCTTCACGCTCTCCGCCACTACGTTCGGAAATACGACGACAAGAACAAGGTTTTCCTTGACGAACGGCTGCACAATTGGGCTTCAAATGCTGCAGATGCGTATTTACAGTACGCTCAAGGTTTCTGTGTCGACGACAACCCGGCCACCAAATCGATGAACGGATGGCGCAGCCGGAAGACCAGACGAAGCGCGAGGACCGTATGAGTGACGCATTCGAACTGCTGGCCCGCGAGACAAAGCGACTGTATGCTGCCGGCAAGACGGAGATCGACCTGCCGCGCAAGGTTTACGATCAAGCATTGAAGGGCGCCGGCTCTGACCGGCGCATTTCCATCAACGAACGCGGGCGGCCTGTGCTCAACGGCATAGTGATCAACCGCAAATAACCGACCAGGAGGTCAATTATGTGTGACTGTGCAGGAAATTCATCGAAGCCGACCAGCATGGTTTCTCCCCCCATCGGCAAGGATCAAGCAGCACGGCAACCGGTCGTCGACGCGGCTTTCGATCAACTGTGCTGTACCGTCGACCGGCTTCGTCACCGCACTCAGGTGCTCTGCGAGCGGCTGGCCCCGATCATGCTGCCGTCGGAGGACTGCAAAGCGTCAAATCCAAGGGAGTGCTACACCGTACCTCTGGCCGAGCGTCTTTATGCCCAGGTTCTTCGCACCGACGAAGTTGTCGACGTCCTGGACGACATCCTGCGCCGGCTGGAGGTGTAGCCATGACGAGCGCAATGGAAAACGGATACCCTTCGCAGGACGAACAGGGAACGCTGTCCGAGCAAGAGAGAGTAGCCAACATCAACAACATCAAGGCGCACACCGCCCTGCTCCACGCCCAGGCGCACAGCATCCGTGCCGCTCGCAATCTCAAGGTGTGGTGCATCGCTACTCTCGGCATTTTTCTCGGCAGTCTCATCTTCGTCCTGCTGGCGAAATTCTGAGGTGACCCATGTGGCCATTCAGCCTGTTCAAGAAGAAGCCCGCCGAGGAAATCTTGGTCATTCCTGGGAAAGATTGCCAGATCATTCTCGATCAATGGGACAAGTATAACAAAGCGAAGGTCGGCGCCGACAAAGGAGAGAGATTTCTTCTCTGGTCTATGGTTGCCGAGATTTACCCGCAAATCGGCGACGGCAGCGAGTGGACGCTCCACTACAACGACCGGCTCAAGGTCTACATCAAAAGGGAACGGTGACCCATGGACGATCATCTTCGTCAAATGACCCCTGAAGAACAGCGCCGGTACAACGCCAAGCTCTGGTGGCAGGATAACGGCGCGATCGTGCTGGTCGTGGCCGGCGTGTTGCTGCTCATCGGCCTTGCCGTGTCGGAGGTGCTGTGATGATCGAAATTCACGAGATCGTCATTGATCCGGAAGCCATGGCCCTGGCCTCCAAGGAGATGCCGCAAGGAGTCAGCCTCAAGCTCGCCGTCATTCCCACCGGGGCAAGCCTGCTGTTTTCCGACTACGAGAAGGATGGGCGTTTTCATGTCCGCTACCTGGTCGACACTGGACCGCCGGCACCGTTGAGCCTGGTCGCCCGCATCGAGCGCTTGGAGAAATTCGTCGATGAATTCAATGCGGCTACAGCACTTCTCGCTGACAACCTGCGTGAACTCGACAAGAGTTTGAGGGAGGGCCGGCCATGAGCCACATCGTCATCAAAGAGCTGGCGAACATCGAAATCTTCTTCAAGTACATCGGCATCGAGAACGATTTCACCCTGGAGCCCTGCATGATCCTGCGCCGCAAGGATTTCCAGGGGCTCTATCACAGCTACGTCATCCCCCAGGATAACGTCGGCCAGTTCATCGTTCGCGAGAACAACAAGCGGGACGAGACCGAGGGGATGCTGAAGGCTATGACCGTGGCCAAGGTACTGCGCCTTGAGCTGACGGCCCGGGTGTGCATGCAACTTTTGCAGGCAATCGAGGCCAACGCGAGCGAGCTGCTGAAGATGAAGCCATGGGCCGAGGCTGGGAAGCAGATCGGCGAGGCGGTGATGACCTGCAACGGCGAACAGTTCACAGCGCCGCTCACAACCCATTAACTCAGGAAAGGAAGCCTGACATGAACCGACAAGGACACCGCAACCCCTGGAGCCCGCGGGCTCTGTATCTGGCCATGCTTGCCGCTGTCGGCCTTTCGCGGAGTATGCCGGAAAACGAGACTCCGGCCACGGCAAAGGCCAAGCGGGGCCGTCTTCATCCCAAGGGTTACAACAAATACCGTCCGCATCAGGGGGCACAGGAGTGCCTGCGCCGGCTGAGGCAGATGAAGCGCGGCCTGCTCGATCAGTCGGCCAGCACATACCGCCGGCCGGTGATGGCATGAACGGCCCAGCTATCGCCCTCGGTCCGCAAGTCTCTGGCGGCGTCAAACCCGGTGAGGTCTGGACTGTTGACGGGCATGCCTACCGGGTAATCAGGAAGACCGGGCCCAGGACTTACGAGGTCTTTCATATCGGCAAGTGCGAAGTGAAACCGGCGGCTCCTTTGTGGGCGCGGATGCTTCGCAAACTCATTTTCTGGAAGAGATGACCGCCAGCCAGCCATCAACGAGTAGCCGCTGCTGGGCCTGCGGGAAATCTTATTCCCCAGGCTGCCGGCAATGCCACAAGGGGAGGGTGACGTGAAGATTACTTTAGAACTACTATCTGGCCCGAATGGGAATGATAGGCCAACGAAGCGCGAGATCCAGAAAAATATAGATGCTCTTCAGCGGTCGATAGATGGAAAACCGCAGGTGCGCGACCACCTTTTGCTGTCTGATACCATGTCGATCTTGGCGGGAATTCAAAAACAGCTTCCGGATAGGTGACATTATGAAAAACGTAATCGGGCTTGCTATCGCTGCAATCATATTCTGCGCCGTCCTTTACGGCTCATATTGGCTGGTAAAACATGGCTCGTACTGGCTTTGGTATGAGGACATGGTGAAGGCCACCATTCGAGAGATGGTGAAACATGAGGCGCTGGTGAAGCCATGAGGCCGATCAAGTTCCGGGCATGGGTGCCGGAAAGCAAGACCATGCTCCTGCCGTGGGATGAGTTGTCCGGGAGCGACGACGAAGGCTATTCCCACTTGTCGCAAGACTTCGTTGGAGTAGAGCGGACGCACTTAGGAATTGACGAAGCCGAACTCATGCAGTTTACCGGGCTCGTCGACTGCCGAGGTCAGGAAATCTACGAGGGCGACATCTGCGGCTACGAGGATGACCCTTCGCGCTTCGTCGTCATCTTTGAAGATGGTGCCTTCCGGAAAGAGTACCGGCGGGACCATGAGGCCGACACGAAGCCCATAATCACCCAGGACGACATTGACGTACTGAGAACCTACGTCATCGGCAATGTCCACCAACCGCCAGCAGAATCGCCGGCCGAATAAGGGACTGGAACAATTGCCCGGCAAGTGATAATGTGACGGCATTTCGCGGATAAACGCGCCACCGCACAGCGGGCAGGCAAGTTACCGCCAGCATCCATAAAGGGTGTTGGCGGTTTTTTATTGTCGAAGGGATGATCGCCATGATCGAGAACGTCAAAAAGAGGAAGGGCCGGGCGCCAGGCGGCGCGGACCTCGGCAGCCAGCAGGTCGGCGAGGACGTTGACGCGCAGGAAACCCAGGAACATCCGCTCGACAGCGAAGAGAGCAAGGAAATTCTCAAGCGGCTCGAATCGTGGTGGCTGGAGACCCGGGCGGCGCACTCGGAAAACCGCAGAGAGATGGCGCTCGATGAGGCGTTCCGCGATCATGAGCAGTGGACACCCGAGGACATCGCCGATTTGAATGAGCGCGGGCAGGCAGCGCTGCAATTCAACATGATTCTCCCCCTGGTGCTCTGGATCAGCGGCACCGAGCGTAAAACCCGAGTCGATACCCGCGTGCTGCCGCGTGGGGAAGAGGATACCGAGGGGGCCGAGGCCAAGACCAAACTGCTCAAGTACCTCTCCGACGTCAACAAAACCCCCTACGCTCGATCTGAGGCGGTTCTCGACTCCGCAACCGTTGGGGTTGGTTGGCTGGAGACGGGTGTTTGCGATTCCGAGGACGAAGAACCGCTCTACGAGGGCTACGAGTCCTGGCGAAACGTCTGGCCGGACCATCATTGCCGCGAGAAGGACGTCTCCAAGCATGGCCGCTACCTCTTCCGCGTCAAGACCGTCGATCTGGACGACGCGATTGCCCTGTTCCCGGATCGCGCAGCCGAACTCAAGGCGGCGGCCGAGCGCAACAACTTGTTTGACACCCTCGATTACGACCTGCTCGGCACCCAGGATCTCGAATCCGGCGAGTTCATCTTCGAGGAAGGGTATTCTGCTTTGGCTGATGGCGACTACCGGCGCCCGCGGGTCCGCCTGATTGAATGCTGGTATCGGATGCCGGCGCGCTCGATGCCGGTGCTCACCGGGACCAGCCCGGCCATGAAGCGCTCCCCCTATCACAACACGATTTACAATGAGGCCGACGACGTTCATCGGTGGACGGTCGAGACGCAGCGCTGCAGTTTGGTCAACAAGCCGCGCCGGGCTGTGCGGTGCGCGATCTTCATTCCCGGCACGCTCCTGATGGATTGCCCGTCGCCGTACTGGCACAACCGTTTCCCATTCGTTGCTATCTGGTGCTACCGCCGGGGCAAGGATGGCATGCCGTTTGGCGTCGTCAGGGGCAACCGGGGGATTCAGGAAGACCTCAACAAGCGGCGCAGCAAGGCGCTCCATGTCCTGAGCAACAATCAGATCATCATGGAGAAGGGGGCAGTCGATGACGTCGAGGAGTTGCGCGACGAGGCCGACCGCCCGGATGGCATCATTGTTCACAAGAAGAACTTCAAGCTCGAACTGAGCCAGGACAAATCCCTGGCGCAAGAGCATGTCAACCTGATGCTGGAAGACAAAGAGATGATTCAGGAGTCCGGGGGCATCACCTCGGAAAACCTCGGTCGCGAAAGCAACGCCACCAGCGGCAAGGCGATCATCGCCCGGCAGCAGCAGGGGCATACGGTCACCGCGCCGATCTTCGACAACATCCGGTTCGCCATTCAAATCTCTGGCGAGCTGAAGCTTGCCAACATCGAACAATTCTTCGACGAAGCGCGTACCGTGCGAATTGTTGGCGAACGCGGCAAGATCGAATGGCTGAAGATCAACGAGCCCGGCGCCGGCAGCATCATCACCGAATCGCAGGCCGATTTCATTGTCGACGAGGAAGATTTCAACGCGACGATCCGGCAGGCCATGTTCGAGTCGATGTACGAGATGACCGCGAAGCTTCCCCCGGAGATCAGCCTGAAGCTGCTCGATCTGGTCTTCGAGTTTTCGGATCTTCCGGGCCGCGAGGAAATCGTGCGGCGCATTCGGAAAATCAACGGCATGGATGACCCGAACTCCAAGAAGACCCCGGAGGAAGAAGCCGCCGAGCAGGCAGCCGTGACCGAAGAGGCCGAAATCAACCGGCGCCGCATCCTTGCCGAGCTGGAAAAGCTCGAAGGTCAGGCGAAAGAGGCGAAGGCGAAAGGCGACAAGACCATGCTGGAAGCGATTAACTCGAAGCTCCGCAGCATGAACGACTCCATTGGTCTGGCGTCCACCCTGGCTGCCGTGCCGCCGCAGATCAGTGCGGCTGCCGATGCCATTATGGACGACGCTCGCACAGGGAATTGACATCTGTAACGATTTGGCGTAGAAACGGCCATATATGGCCGGAGCAGAATAAAGCCCGGACAGGCATAGATACCCGTAAGGGACAATCGAAGCCACCGCCTACTGTCGAATTATCGGCAGGGCGGTGGCTTTTTTGCGTTTTACCACAACCATTTGCGTACAGGAGAACGAAGCCATGGCAACGAAAGCCGAAAAAAAAGGGAAGGCCACCACGGCAACGCGGCGCAGCGGGACCAAAGCGAAGGACAGGCCCGACGTTATTGGCGGAGCAGTCGCGGGCGAAGGCTCTGGCATTGCCGGAAAAGAAGAAACCGTCAAGTTTGAAGCCGGCGGCGTTTCAACCATCACGACCGACCAGATGCTTGATGACATCATTCCCGCCGTCGCGGCGGCCGTTACCGCAGCCACCGAGGAGGATGACGGTGACCAGTGGCCGCCAGCCACCGTTACTGTTTCCGGCCCTCGATACAGAAACCGCCCCGCCGGCCGCGTAGCGCGCGCCGTCAAGGGCAGAACCATCAACCGGTAGAACTCGCCCAGGAGGACGACAGCAATGGCACAGAATGGTGGATACAGCGCAGAGGATCTTGCATTGGCCGGTCTTGACCAGGCCGAAATCGACGCGATCAACGAGGAAGGTGACGACCTGACCGGTGGCAACCTTCCCGACGATGACGGCGGCGATGACGCTGGTGGCGACGATGCAGGTGCCGACGACAAGGGCGGCACCGCTGATGACAAAGGCGGTGACGACAAGGGCGCCAGCGACGATAAAGGCGCGGCAGGAGACGACAAAGGGGCCGATGACAAAGGGGGGGCCCCGGACAAGGGTGGCGAAAAGGGCGCGGACGACCAGCCCGCAGCCAAGCCGGTCGACGAGTTCGTCCCGAAGTTCTCTGGCGAGACGCCCCCGGAGATCCAGGCCAAGCTTGACGCCCTCGATCAACAGTTCGAGGACGGCGAGATCGACCTCAAGGCTTACAACCGTGAGCGCGACAAGCTTCGGGATGAGGTGATTGACGCCAGGGTCACTGCGCAGCGCGAGGCGGCTGTAGAAGCTGCCAGAGCCAAGGCCCAGGAGGAGGCTGATAAGGCGTGGAAGGCGGACGCTAACTCCTTCCTTGCCGCCGAGGAAAACGCTGATTTCCGGAACATAGGCGAAATGTATGCTCGCCTTGACGCGGAGGTGAAGTTTCTCGCAGTCAGCGCGGCCGTGGTCGAGAAGATGAGGGCCGGACAAATGAACAACTTTGACCTGCTCGAAATGGCCAAATCCAACGTTTTGAAAGTGATGGGCCTGGCGGTTCCCGCGGCGAAGGCGACCGACACCCCGCGGCCGACCGCCAACAAGGACGGTGTGAAGAGCCTGCGCGACGTGCCGGCCGCAGACGCCAATGGCACGGATAGCTGGAAGGTGCAGCTTGACAACCTCGCCGGGACCGACGGGGTGGAATACGAGCGCAAGTTCGGCCAGCTCTCCGAGGCCCAGCAGGAAGAATATTTGAGAGGACGGTAGCCGATGGCCGGGAAAGGTCTATCTGTCGACCTCGATGTCGGCGAGGGGGTGGAAATATCGGGCTCTCCCGCGACCGTCACTTTTGAACGGAAAACGGGCCGGAAAGTTCGGCTCAACATCGTGGCAAACAAGTCGGTTGCACTCAAGCGAGTCGGCAACCAATCCAATAACCAGGGCCAAGGACGGCCGTAAAAAAGGAGGATTCTGTCATGGGACAGACGATCGTTGGCCTCAATGATGCCAAAGCAGTCAACCGGTTCGCGGGGGGCTTGTCCGTCGACACCGCCCGCACTTCGTACTTCACCCGCAAGTTCATGGGCGATGGTGAAGGCACCAACATGCCGATCATGCGTCTTACCGACCTGGAAAACGAGGCCGGCGAAGAAGTCTCTTATGACCTCTCCGTCCAGCTGAAACAGGAGCCGATCGAAGGCGATGCGAACATCGTCGGCAAAGAAGAAGCCCTCAAGTTCTACACGGATAAATTCTGTCCCACCATCCAGTAATGGGTGGTTGCAAACGACGTGAATTGCTGGAAACCCCTCACTCCTCATGATCAAGGGGAAGGGCAATCAGCAGCCAAGCCTGATGGAGATATGATGGAAACTCGCAAGTGCAGAAAATGTGGAGAGACAAAAGCTATCGAAAGCTTCCAGATCGTAAGACGCGGGGCTTCCGAATGGCGTCGTCACTCCTGCCAGCCTTGCGAGTCGGCACGCAAAAAGGACTACTACAACACAAACATCGAGGAAATCAGGGCAAAGCAGAACAGTGAGGCAAAGAAAAGCTATCGCAACCTGACAAAAGAACAGCTTGCGGAGCGTGCCGCCTGGCAGCGCCGTTACCTCGAAAAACACAAGCGCATGGTTTTTGATAATTATGGTCGTGAATGCGTGTGTTGTGGCGAGTCCGAACCGATGTTTTTGTCGATAGACCACGTGAATAACGATGGCTATCTGGCGAGAAAGAACCAACTTCACCCCACCGATACCCTCGGGTTTTACCGGTGGCTCGTGAAGAACCTCTTTCCGGCTGATTTCCAAGTTCTGTGCATGAACTGCAACTTTGGAAAAGCCAAAAACAACGGCGTGTGTCCTCATCAGGAAGGTTCAACGACTATCCCGAAAGGGAGTACGGCGCAAGCGATTGGCGCCGGAAGTGCGTCGCACCCTCGCTGTAGAGGGTGATGAGATAGTCTGATCTGCATGGAAACATGCAGCAGCCGGAAACGGCGGGTCTGGCCCAGCGAGCCAGGCTGAACACCAATGACGATTTTTATTGATCAGCAGCGCGGCAGCGTTTCGGCTGGCGGGCGCATGACCCAGAAGCGGACCCTTCATGATCTGCGCAAAATCGCGAAGAAGCGCTCGGCGGACTGGTGGGCTCGGGTCTTCGACGAAACCATCATGTGCTACCTGGCCGGCGCGCGCGGCGTCAACTCCGATTTCGTGTATCCGACCACCTGGACCGGCCGCGCCAACAACAGCCTGACCGCTCCGGATGCCAGCCACCTGATCATGCCTGGTGCGACGGTCAAGGCGACCTTGGCGTCCACCAACAAGTTTGAATTGGCGCTGATCGACAAGGCCGTGGCGAACGCCGAGATGATGGGTGGCGGAAACCAGGAAGTGCCGAAGATCCAGCCGATCAACATCGACGGCGAGATGCACTATGTCGTCGTGATGAACCCCTGGCAGGCCCACGACCTGCGCACGGCGACCGGCGAAGGCAAGTGGCTCGACCTGCAGAAAGCCGCGACCCAGGCCGAAGGCAGCAAGAACAACATCTTCAAGGGCACCATGGGGATGCACAACAACGTGTTGATGCACAAACATCAGGCCGTTGTCCGCTTCTCCGACTACGGCTCCGGAAACAACGTCCTGGCCGCCCGCGCCCTGTTCCTTGGTGCCCAGGCTGCCGCGCTGTCTTTCGGGAGCCCTGGCAACGGCCTGCGCTTCGACTGGCACGAAGAGACGCAGAACCGCGGCAACGAGCTGGTCATTACCACGCACGCCATCTGGGGTTGCAAGAAGAACTCCTTCAACGGCGTCGACTTCGGCGTGATGGCCATCGATACCGCAGCGGCCGCGCCGGTTTAATCAACATGAGTCAGGGGAGGCTGGCAACGGCCTCCCCATAACCCTCTAACATAAGGAGTACCGTCATGGCTGAATTCATCTCCGCAGGGCTCGGCACCTACAAGCCGCCTGTCACCCCCATTGGGGCGGAAACCATCACCGTCATCAAGAAGATCAGCACGACCACCGCGCTGGCCATCAACGACCTGCTCAAAGCCTGCTTCTTGCCGGCTGGTTGCCGGCCGGTGCTGCTCGAAGTTCAGACCACCGACCTCGACGGCCACGGCACCCCGGAACTGGTCATGGACTTCGGGATCTTCGATGCCGACGGCACCACGCTCGGCACCGTGTTGATCAACGACTCGACGGTCGGCCAGGCCGGAGGTGACGACGTGCTCGACGCCGCGACCCTGGACAACCTGAACGACTGGACGGTCGACTACATCAACAACCGCTATGTCGGCGGTAAGATCATTGCCGCTGCCGCGACCCCCGCGGCCGGCTCGGTCTACGTCAAGTTCCAGTATTGCGCGGCGTGATCGCCAATCTCGGCAAACCAGGGGAGTCGGTAACCCCGGCTCCCCTCCTTACCGGCCCAGGAGGACCAAAGCCATGTCTCTGATTCAATGCCTCATCCAGCGTGAAGGAAACACCGAAGTCGTCGTCGGCGGAATCAAACTGGTGTTCAAGCCGAATGACAAGGGCGACAGCGTTTGCGATGTGATCAGCTCGGGCGCACGGGAATTCCTTCTGAAGACGAAACTCTACCGGGATTATGTCGAAGAGGACGCCCCGGAATCGGCACCGGTTACCGCTCCCGGCCCAGAGCCATCACCACAAGGAGAGACTAAGGCCGCCGAAGCACCGGCACCGGCCACCGACGAGGCAGGCGACGTTCGCGCCTCGGATGGTCCAGCCATCCCGGAAAGCGGTCTCGGCGACAAGAGCGACGACATCGATGAGGATTCCCGCGATCCGGTCGACGTCGACATCATCACCGCCGTCAAGGCTCTCAAGAAAACCGGGCTGGACAACGCCGAGATTGGCCGGCAACTCGGGGTCAGCCGGCAGAAGGTCACGGCAATTCTCGGCCGAGCGTAAAGCGAGGGAATCATGGCAACCGTTCACGACATCCTCATCCCGGTCATCAAACGGCTAAACGCCAACGGGGTGCAGTCCGGCCTGGTCATGCAAAGTCTCAATGACACTGTTGATCTGCTGTTCGAAAAGCTGTGGTTTCGCGATTCGGACCTGGCGACGGTGAAGTTGGATCTACGACTGCCAGCCAACCGGGCGCTTGTTCAGTTGCCGGATGATTTTCGCGGTCTCAAGGGGCGGCCCTTTCTTGAGGGAGAGGGCTGCCGCCTCATGCCAGCCACCGAAGACGTGATCATTGCCGCCGCGGCGAGCCCGGGCAAGCCCTCGCATTACCATCTTGCTGGCGAGGAGATCGAAGTTTTTCCGACGCCCACTGAGGAATACCGGATACAGGGGCGCTACTACGCGCATCCCGGGCAAATCACCGACGTTGCCCTCGCAATGCCGTTCTTCGACATCTTCAACCGGCTCTGCACGGAAGCTATCTACAAGATCTGCGAGGGGGGGCCCGGGGTGGCAACGACGGCCGCCTTCTCTGAATTCCTTGACGACGGCATCGACCGTGTGCTCGCCTCGCGTGATCATCATGCGCCAATCCGTCGCCGCGTCCGTGACTTCTAGCCGGGGGCTATCATGACCTTAGCCGAACTGACCGCCGAAGCGAACCGGTTGACGCGCAACACATCCGTTGATGCGCTCTGGACTGATGCCGAATGGGCGAACTTCGCGAATTGGGCGGAACAGGAAGCGTGCCGCCGCGCCAATCTGATCTGGGACCGGGCTACCGTGAATGTGGCCAGATATAGCCTCGCCATCGGGGCGGCCTGGACGGATATGAGCGCGAAGCTGATCGAGATCGAGCGCGTCACCTTCGCCGGGGTCTCGCTGCCCTACATCGCCCTCGAAATCCTCGACCAGACCTTTCCCGGGTGGGAAGCCTTGACCGATACGCCGGTCTTCGTCACCAAACAGGGCCGGGCCCTGCGCCTCTACCCAAAACCGAAAGTTGCGGGTGACCTGATCGTGCATGCCTCCCGGCTGCCATCGGCCAACCTGGCTGTGGCCACTCCGTCTGGTTCCCCGGAAATCCCGGCACATCTGCACCTGGCGCTGGTCGACGGCATGCTGCACCGGGCCTATCTGAAAAACGACAGCGAGACCTACAACAAGGGCGCGTCTGATCACCACTTAGCAGAGTTCGAGCGCACCTTCGGTTTGCCGATCGACGTGAACCGCCTCTACATGCCAGGTGAGCGGTCCAACGAACTGGAGCAGCGCCAGAAAAACGCCCGGGCGGAAGCCTACCGGCAGGGGAGGGCGTCGTAATGGCCGTGATTGGCAATAAGGTCGTCCTGGTCGCTGGTGGCTTATCCAACCGCTTCAATCCGATGCGGCTCGGGATTGTCGACGGCAACCGCATGGAGATCGACAAACTGACGCGGGCCGAGAACGTCGATATTGCCGACAACAAGGCTGTGCGCATGCGCCAGGGCCGGACGAAGGTTTACAACGGGACGCCACATAGCTTCTGGGCGGACCCACGCGCCGCGCTCGAAGTCTATTTCGTTGAAGCCTCCACGCTCAAGCAGTTGGCCGTCGATTACACGGCCGCCGACGTGGCGACGATGACCAACAACAACCCAATGGTGTTCGAGCCGGTCAACGACGACACGGTGATTTCCAACGGCGCGGACATCGGCTGGCTCAAGGCGGGCGTTTATGCCGCGTTCAATCCGACCCTTGGTGACTTCGAGGCCAAGACGCCGGCCGGGCAGTTCCTTGCCTTCTTCAACGGCAAGCTGTACGTCGCCGCCGGCAAGGTGCTGATCGAGTCCAAGCCCTACAACATCGAGGTCTATGACACGCGCTTTGGCCTGTTCCCCATGCCGGCGGCTATCCGCATGATCGGTGCGGTCGAGGACGGGCTCTGGCTCTCGACCACGCAAGGAGTCGCCTTTCTGCGCGGCGGCGGGGGAGATGAATTTGTCTACGTGCCTCGCGTCAAGCCCGCCTATTACGGGGCGTTCTACGCCGGCAACGACTTCAAGGACCGGAAGGTGTGCGCCTGGGTATCCGAGGACGGCATCATGCTCGGCCTCGCTGGCGGCCAGATCGAGCGGGTCACGCCGGACGATGTGGCATTTCCGTCAGCCACCCAAGGCAAGCTCTTCAAGACCATGCGCGACGGCATCAAGCAGTGGATCGCCGTCATTCACAATCCTGGCGACAGCAACGCCTACGAACCGCCGGCCGTTACGGTCAACACTCAAAACCTGTGAGGTGACATATGTCCACAAGTCTGTCCCAAGCCCTGAAAACGCAGATCGCGTCAGGGACCAGCCTGGTTAATGCCTTCACTGGTGGCCAGTTGTTCCTCTACGGCGACACTCGCGCCGCCGATGCCGATACGGCGCCAGGCGCCAGCCCCCTCGTCACTATCACCGATACTGGTTTGCCGTGGACTGATGCGACTCGTGCCACCGCCGTTCTGGTCTTTGCGGGAGCGTCCGGCTCGGTGGACAGCATCAAGGTCGGCGGGGCAGCACAAAATCTGATGGGCGGTGTTGTGGGCTACAGCGTGTCCTTGGCAACGACCGTCAACAATGTGGCCGCCGCAATCAATACCAACGCTAATCCCTTCGGGATTTCGGCGGTTTCCGATGGCGTCAATACGGTCACGCTCTACTTGCCTCATTGGATGGGGGCGAACGGGAACGGCCTGACCGTGGCCGTCACGACAACCACCCTGACCTACACGATCAACGGCGCGGGTGACGACTGGTTTGGTGCGGCCGGCGGCGTGGCAACCGTCGGAGTCGCTGCGGACAAGGGACTACTGTTCGATCCCCCGGCGACCGTCGGGGTTCTGTCGAAACTGGCTTCGCAGACCTGGAAGGGCTTTGCCGCTGGCAACGGCACCCTTAAATGGTTCCGCCTGGTGGCCGCCGGGAGCGTCCCGACCTCAACCGGGGCCGCCAATGTGCGCCTTGATGGCAGTGTCGGCACGGAACTGACCGCCACGCCCTCGGCGGTCGTCCTGACGGATGCGCCCTGTACGCTGACGACGTTCTCCGTCTCGGTGATCTCGGTCGCCTGATGCCAACAACGAGCGAACAATTTCTTGTCGTCCCTACGGATGCGTCCCTTGGTGGCGTCAAGACCTTTTCGTTCTACCGCTTCGGGACGTGGGCGCTGGTCGATACCATTGCCGTCGCCGCTGAGTCGATCAGCGGCACGGCTTTGCCTATCGTCGACTTCTGTTTTACCGGAGACGGCCGCTACCTTGTGGTGGTGTTTGCAGAGCGGCTTCTCGGCGTCAAGTACGTCGCCTACGATGTGGCGACAAAAGCCAAGGTGGGCGATCACGCAACCGCCGCCTATATTTTTGACAAGAGCCCGGATTGTGCAAAGGGAGCGGGGTCGAAGTTCCTCTCCAGTTGGTACGACGCTGCCGGGGGCACTTACTACCTCGGCCAGTTCAGTGTGTCTGGGGCCGGGATTGCCGTCTATGGGGACGTCGTTGACGTTGGCACAAATGACCGGCGTGGCCGTATCTCTGTCTCTGACAGCGGGAGCACGGTTGTTTTCTACGACACATGGAATGGTATCAAGCCCTACCGCATCGACGGCACCACCATCACCTTAATTACGACTCTCACGCCGGCCTGTTATGGTGAGGGGAGTTTTTCAGGAGACGGCAGCCTCTTTCTGTCGTCTGGGCAAGGAAGTTACGGAAGCTACTACGTTCGGATTTACGAAGGTGACGCCTTCACGGAAGTCCTCCCGCAATTCGTATTCCCTGCGGGGTACTCCATTTACGGTAGCTTTATCAGCGGTGACGGCTCGCGGGTTGTGTTTGCCGACTCTCCATGGAATTTGCGTGTTTACGATTACGCGTCCCGCTCACTTCTTGGCAGCATCGACGCCGAAACATTCTTCCAATTTCCAGTCGCAGACCTCTCCAGAATCGCGCAGTTCTTCGCCCCAGATAACGTCACGTTCATCTACGGCGACCGAGCCATCAACACCACCACGATGGCGGTGTCGGTTCTCGGGAAGGGGGCGCTTTACTCCCAAAACGTCCTCCGCAACATCTCCCCGCCCTACGTTGACGGCAGTATTACCTTGACCGAAACGCTTGACCCACCGGTTAGTGTATCGGTTGGTTCCGAGGGCGTTGTCAGCGTCAACAACGGCACCGAAAGCGGCTACGTCTCTCCGGAAGATGTCCGCAGTCACAGCACCTTTGTGGCCAACGCGAACACCAAGGCCCACGCGATCTACCTCAACGCGAACCTGTACGCTTTGGGGGATTTCAACGGCAAGCGGGTTGCTCAATTGTCTGATGGGCTCTACGAGCTTGGCGGCACTGACGACGACGGCACGCAAATCGACGCGGCAATCTATTGGGCGCCGTCGGATCTCGGTTCCGGCTATCAGAAGATCGTTGACATGGTGGCGTTCTGTTTGTCTCATGGGACGGCCGGGAGCGCCGTTTTGATCTGCGACGATCACGAAAAACGGGTGCGTAGCCTGCCCCCCGTCGACTCTCAGCTTGACTCGCGCAAGGCACGCTTCTCTCTTGGGCTGTCAGGGTGGACGTGGCAAGCCGGCTATGAAAATGGCGGGGCCGACTTCGAGTTGGTGGATGGGGCCATTGTCCCGATCATCCTCTCGCGCAGCGTGAAGGCCGCGCCATGACCGACATCTCTCTCGCCACAACCTCGATCAAGCGGCCCAAAATCTCCCTCGCGGTCGATGCGACGATCTACGTTCCCAATCCGGTCACGGTCGCCTACCGGGCGGACAGAACGGCGCTGCTCACCTTGGCCGGGGGCGGCGGGCAGGTCGATAGCCTCAAGGTTGACGGCGACACCTTCAATTTGTTGGGGGCTGCAGTTCCCTACACCACCGATCTCTCTACGCTGTGCCAGGATGTTGTCAACGCGATCAACCTGACGCCTAACCCCTACGGCATTACGGCCCGGAACAACTTGGACAGCGGCACCTACAGCGTCCAGATCATCGTGCGGACGCTTGACGCCATCGGCGGACCCGGGGCCACGCTCGCCTGTGTGTCGTCAGGGGCGATCACCAATACAATCGGCTGGCAAGAAGTCGCTTACGGGGATGTGACCCTCGATGTCGCGGGCGTGATTGCCATCGCCAACCCGGTTGAATTGTCAGGTACGACCGAGGCGTTCTCGCTCGGCGTGTCCGGGACGATGAGCATCGCCAACCCCGTCGCCATGACCGCCCGGAAGTCGGCGCAAATCTCCCTGGAAGTCGCCGGAACCTTCACGGTCGAAATCGTTGACACCTATGACCCGCTGCTCCCGGATTCGGTTGTCAGCACGGCTGTCTTTGTGGCCAATGCAGTAACCGGGATGCACTCAAATTACACCGCCTGGGGCGTGGAAGCCCTCTGCCAATTTCTCGGCAAGCGGCTGGCGCAGATGCCGGACGGGATTTACGAGATTGGCGGGACCGCCGACGACGGCGCCAGCATCGACGCCGTGCTGGAATGGCCGCACTCCGACTTCGGTTCAATGGAGAAAAAGCTGGTGGATCATGCCGTGCTCGCCATACGCGGCGGTGGCGGTGGAACCTTGGCGGCGGAACTTTCCCGCGATCGAAAGCGGGTGGCCACGCTGCGGGACAACGAGGCCGGCAATCCTGTCGAGCGCATCCTTGTTCGCTTCACGCGAGGGCTGGATGGGCGATTCTGGCGGGTCACCTACGCCAACAACGGCCACGATTTCGAGTTGTACGAGATCGAGGCAATCCCGGTGATCGAATGAACGACCGGCCGATCAAGAAGAAAATCTGCACCAAGGCGGCACTGCCCTACCTCGGCCACGCGATCGGCAAGCTCCTGCGCCTGGAAGAAGAGCGGGTCGCCAACGGGTCGGCGTTCGAGAAGCGCTCCTATGTCATGGGCGACGGGTGGGACGTGCTGTTCACCATCTTCTGCTCCGAGGATCTGCTTTATGTGTTAGCCGTTCCGCCATCCTGGTGGCTGTTCGACATGCGCGGACCCAACTGGCCGGCTTTCTCCAACGACGGGCTGGTTACGGGCTTGGCCGTGCAATCCGATGTGACCTTTTCGGTGCGGCTCAAGCGCGACCCGGGAGCAAGTTTCGACGGAGAGGGCCAGGACTATGTGACCTTCGCCAATGCCCTCCCGGTTGACTACGGCGGTAACGACGGCCGCTTTTCCGGTGCGTTTTCAGGGGATGAGCATTTCGCCTGCGGCTTCTGGCAGAACCCGTACATTGTCCGGTGCGCTCCGCGAATGACGCAATCCCGTGTCGATCCCGTGGAGAACTCCGTCAGTTTCCTCGGGCTTATTCTAATGCGCGGAGTTCGCAGTACCGTTCCGTATCCGACGCAAGGGCCATTCGATCAGTCGGTGGTGATCTACGAAGATCGAGAATACAAATATATGCACGTCTGCTACCAAGTCCCGAGCGGTGAACTGGTGTCGGGGGTGTGGGAGCAAGCGGCCTCTCTCGACGGCAAAGCTCTGAACGAAAGCGGTGAGGCGCTGCATGTGACCGACCTCCCCTTGGCAAGGGGCTACACTGAGATCGCCTATGGTGGGGGCGGTGGCGCCGCAATGACGCCGCTTGGCGTCAATGTCTACTACCACGAACGGGATAGCGGCGGGACATGGCATCCATATCTGCTCACCTTCGACGCGACCCTGGCCTTGGTGCGCCAGGTGGCACTCGACGCGAACTACATCCACCGGTACATCCGTGGCCGGGTCGGCTACGAGCCGAAAGGGACGCTTGAGGTTAGGGCTAGTGGCGGCGATGTGTACATCATCGGGACGGTCGGCAACGGCAATCGCGAGTCGCTGACAGGATCGCCAAGCCTGACGCGGGTGGAAAAAGACGGAACGGTGAAAACGCTCGCACTCACGGAACCCCCTGGGTTTGCCGTCGCCGATGTGGCGGTGGGTGATGACTGTCTATATGTCCTGGTGCACGAGATGGACGATGCGGTGACGGACATCGTTGACGACCTCAACCGAAACTGGCGAAACGTCGAGAACCGCTATGTTTTGCAATGCACAGCCAAAATCTGCGCCATTCCGCTCGACATGAGCAATGGTGACCTGACGGCTGCCGAGGTCTACTCAAAGACCTACTGGTGTGGCAGCAAATATAAAGTCTGGTCGGAAGAAGTCCCACCACCCGACCCGAACCCAGACTGGTCAACGAACCGGATGCGGCTACTATATCCGTCGCTGGTTATTCACCCGAACTCGGCTGGTTTGATGTATTTCTCTCACCCGCAAGGCTACATGCATGCCAGTGGGATCAGTAGCATCGACCCGGACACTGATCCTATCGCCACCACCAGCGGCCTTCACGCCTTCAAGACTATTATCGAAACCATTCGAGTGACAGGTCGCTACCCTGACAAGGTGCTGACCGTCGCGAGCACCGACGAGTCCGATCCCTACACGCATGAACCTTGGGCGGTCCCTGGAGGCGTCATCTCAGGCGGCTGCCAAGGCATTTACTTCGGGCGCGGCGTCAACGAGATTTACATTTAGGAGGCATCATGGCCGACAACACAGAAGTCTTTGAATTGATCGACAGCAAGCTCGGGGAGCTACAGGGATTGGTCTTGGGTTACGCAAATTCCGCTGTGACGGCGGCGATGACCGACATCTCCTATCTGGTGCAGCAGGAGAGCTTTGATACAAAGCCTCGCTGGCGAGCTGACCCTGGAGAGGATGGCGACCCCGGCTTGCCGGATGCGGCCCTTGGTCACGAGAAGGATCTCGACGACCTTCCCAACAACCTGCCAACGCTGGCGGCTCCGACCATCGACTTGTCAAAGGAGGCTATGACGGCCCTCATGCCAGGGACGGACCTCTACAAGTATTACTCGGTCCTGTTCGACACCTACCTGGAGCAACTTTGTAAAGACATTGCCGACAATACCGAGTGGGCCGGGTCGTTCGCTGACCCGGCCGTACAGACCGCTTTGTTCAATGCCGGCGACAACCGCAACCTGACCGCGATGAACGCGGCCAGCGACGAGGCAGTAAGGAAACTCTCATCGCAACGCGGGTTCCCTACCGTCAATGGACTGGTGGTCGCGGCGGTGGCCGACATCACCAACAAGTACCAGGACAATGTGGCTGACAAGGTGAACGCCGATACGACCTTGATCGCCGAGCGACTGCACGATGCCCGCAAGCATGCGATCAGCTCCATGCTGCAGATGGAAGAGATCCGTTCGCGGGTCTACGGCCAGCTTTACGGCTACTACTTCGCCCTCGTCAACGCTCAGGTGGACATCTTCAAGACCAAGGCGATGCTGAACGTCAAGCGGTTCGAGCAGGAACTCGACTATCTGCGCCGGCTCGATCAGAACGACCAATTCGACGTGCAGACCGCCATCCACAACGACAAGATGTGGCAAGAGCAGCAAATCCGCCGACTGCTGGCCCAGGTGGATGCGCTCAAGATCAACCTGGAGTGGGACCAGAAGTCTCTGTCTGAGCAGGTCGCCGCCGCCAAGTTCGGTTCGGAAGCGGCTGCCCGCCTGTACGGTGGCACGTCAGGCATGCTGAACGCGATCGACCTGAACGACAAAACAGGGACGGCGTAACCGAACGGATTATTTGGCTCTTAACCGATAACGTGATAATATGGCGCGGTGTTTTGCCGCCCGAGGGAGACCGCCATGGCCAAGAAAGAACAGCTCGAAGAAGAAGTCACCCCGCAGATTGCCGTCCCACAGGCCATTTCCTTGGGGCGTGGTGGGCCGATTCCGCAGGCGAAGGTGCCGACGGTCAGCAACTTGGCCCCGGGCGCAGACATCCCGGCTCCGACACAAGGCACTCCGTACTTTACCAACATCGCCGGAGTGGCCGCACAGAACGGATTGCAACCGTATTCGTCGGCCGGAATTCCGGCATCGGCGGGGATCTTCTCGAATACCACGGCGGACCAACTCAAGGTGGCGCAGCCGGGAACCCTGCCGGCTAGTGTCGGCGCAGGGTCAGTGCCGGCCGCTGCCCAAGCAGCCCCCATGGCCACCGACCAGAACGGGAAGACCATCGAACTTTCGCCCGGCGAAGATGCCACCTTCCGCATGATGGAGCAGGCCGCCGCGCAGCAGGCACAGGCACCATCCACGGTTCCGGCGGCGATGGGGCTCAACTTCGGGGATGATTCGCGTTACGAAGGGGAAAGCTTGTCCGACGTTCTCGGCGACTACCGCCCGAAGGGGATCGGTTCCCTGGTGATGGCCGGCAAGCTGGTGTCGAAGTCGCAGGCCGACGCCAACAACCGGTTCAAGCGTGACGAGAAGATGGCGGATACCGCCCTGGATGCCTCCCGCGTGTCCGAGACGGTGCGAAGCAACCAGGCCGACGAGCAAAACGCCGCGGCGCGGCTTGGCATCGACCGTGAACAGTTCGGGCTCGATCGCGAGAAATTCGGGCTCGACAAGGAAAAGGCCGCCGCCGAGCAGGATCAGAAAGTCGTCGACCAGGCGCTCAAGCTCAAGCAGGGTGGCGACAAACTCGAATCGGCCGAAGGCAAGGCGGTTCTCTCCCTGTATGGCGACCTGCTCAAACAGACCGACCCCTTGGGCAAGCCTCTCTACACCTCGGATCAGGCGCTCGCCATCGCACAGGCTGGCGTGGCGAAGGTGGCCGGGACGGCAGCGCCGGCAGCACTCGAACCTCCCGCGCAAGAGACTTACTCAACGACCAACGCCAAAGGGGAAGTGGTCAAGGGCGTGTCCGTTGCCCCGCCGCCGCAGCCTTCGCCGGCACCCGCCGCCGCGCAAGGGATAGCCCCGGCACAGCCAGCACCCGCCCAGGCGAACTCCGGCCCTGCCGACAAGGGCGCCGCCGTCAAGCTGGGCTGGAAATACTCCGGCAAGGACGCCAAGGGCCGCGAGATTTGGGACACGGCCGAAGGTAAGCGCGTAGCCGTGACGTGGTAGAGCAAAAGCCGCAATAGCAGCACCAGCCGGACCCCACAGGAGAACACGATGCCAACATTCGAGTGGATTGACGACGCCCCGCCCGCTACCGATCCTGCCAAGAAAAAGACCGGTCCAGTCATCGAGCCGGTTGACGAGCGCGAAGTCGTCTCTCCCCCTCTGGCGGCCAGTCATGGGATCGCAGCGCAGCCGGTTGCCGTTGAAGCACCGAAACCGGTGGATGCTGCCCTGCCGGCGCAACCGACACCACATGCGGCAGCCCCTCCCCAGGCACAAGGGATTACCGATTACGCGCTGACCGCAGCAAAACAAGCCGGAGCAATCGGGCTTGGGGTTGTCACGGCTCCGGCGCTGCTTGGAATTGAGGTCGGCAAAAACCCGAAAGAGGCAATCCCCGACATTTACCGCGGGGCGAAGGCAGCCCTTAGCCGCACCCCTGAAGCTTTCACCCAGCAATTTGCCGGCGCGGCGCGCAGTCTCGGAGAAGTGTCCGAAGAGAAACCCGTCACGGAATTCGATGAGGCTACCGGTCAATACGTTGAGCGCAACCAGAACCCGAGTTTCTTCACTCGTCCAGGCGTAAAGCAGGGCGACATCGACAAAGAGACTTCCGCCTATTGGGGAGAAGTAGGCGGCAAGGCCACGGCGGACATCGAAAGAGACCGGAAGGCAGACCCGCGAACTACGATGGCCGGGAAACTGGTCGAGGGGGCCGGCGAGAGCATTATCCAGATGGCTCCGGGAGCGGCCTTGAGCATGGCGGGAGCGCCACAGGCCGGGCTCTATCTCATGGGAGCGCAGACGTTCGGGCAGAAGTACGCCGAGGACCGGGCCGCAGGGAAAAGCATTGAGGACTCGACCAAAAATAGCATGCTCCAGGCGGGGGCCGAGGTAGCAACAGAGCTTGCGCCGGCCTACAAGCTGTCGAAATTCATGAAGCCGGGCGCGTTCGGTAGAAAAGCGCTCGAATACATGCAGCAGGAAGTCCCATTCGAGATGCTGGCGACAGCACTACAGAACTCTTCCGATAAGTTTTACGCCGAGCAAGATCCTGACAAGCGCTGGCAACAGGTGTTCGATTATCTCGGAAGTCACCAGTTTGCACAGGATGAGGTTGACACCTTCTGGCAAACCATTCTGCAGGGCATGGTCATGTCCGGAGCCGGAAAGGTTGCGAGGAAGGCGACTGGAGCGCAAGACCTCACCCCAGACCAACAGGAACTGTATGCGAAGTACGAACAGGGCGTCAGGGATGCCGTAGACTTTGGGCGCTTCTTTGGAAAGCCCGGGGTCATGCCGACGCCACCCCCGACGCCGCCGGCCGCACCCGCCTCCCCGCCTACGACTCCCCCGGAAGGCCAGGAGCCACCGGTTGCGCCAACTCCCCCGCCGACGATCAACCCGGAAGCCTTCACCAACATGGGGGCTGTCTCAGCAGCCGTTCAGCAGCCGTGGCAGCAGGATAAGGCGACCGACCCGGCCGATGCCGACATGGCCGCCGCGCTTGCGGAACTGAAGGGCCAGCAGCAGCCGGCCGCCGCTTCGTCAACTCTTCCCGCCGAACAAGAACAAGCCGTTGATCTTACCGACGAGGTTCCAGCCCCCGACGAGCAACGCAACGCCGCCATTCAGGACGAGCAGCAGGCCGTTCAGCAGTTGACGCAGGCCGAGCAGGAAGAGGTTATCGACCTCGACCGGCGCATCCGGAACATCGGCACTGTCCCGGCCGCAGGCCGTACCGAGGCGATGAAGGCCAACCTTGAGCGGCTGCAACGCCAACGGGCAGCCCTTGAGGAAAGAAAGCAGGCGGCTACGAAGACTGGCGCTGAAATGTCGGGCGTGGGCGCCCCGGCAGCCAACGAGGCAAGTCCAGCCGATCAACCCAAGCCTCCGGCCGCTCCGGCAGAGCCCGCGCCTGCCGTGACGCCGGAGACAAGCCCGTCAGCCGCCAAACCGATTGGCAAAACCATTTTCGCCAAGCAGGCCGGCGCCGACAAGTTCCTTGCCGAGAACGGCCTGGCCGAAACGCATGAAGTCGTCGAGACAAAGGGCGGAAAGTTCGCGGCGCAGCCGAGGGCGGAAGTGGCACAGGGGGAGAAAATCAATTCGTTAAATACCCCCCCCGATACGCGTATCCCCCCCGGTACAATCCTTCCGACCTCTGGCGAGGAAACCAGTCCAGCAGATGTGACTGCTCCGGCCTCCACCGGTAACCCGCAGCACGACGCCGCCCGGTCCCTGCTGGCCAACAAGCGCAAGCCGCCGACGCTGTTCAAGGTCACCGATGCCGGCGCCTCCGGCATGGACAAATACCTGTTTGCCGAGGATCACAAGGGCAAGCTGTCGATCATCAAGCCCGACGGCACGGTGCAGCCGGCCAGCGAGGGCATTGCTACCCGCGTGTTCCAGGCCAAGAAGCAGGGGCAGACGGCACCCTTTGAGATCCCGGCCGCTCCGGTTGCGGCTCAAAGTCCGCCGGAATCCAGCGCCGCAGCGGCGACGACTCCCCCCCCATCTGACGCGTCAACGTCACCCCCTGACGCGCCGACCCCCCCGGGCAAGAAGCAGCGTTCCCTGGCGCAGATGGCCAACGATGCGAAGCTCAAGCAGCGCCGGACCAAGATCGACCCGGAAGCCGATGACCTGATCATGGCAATCAGCAAGCTCGGCGGGCTCAATCAGGCCCAGGTGCAGCAGCAATGGGGGAACACGGTCGTCGAGTCGACCCACCTGAAAAAGAATATCGTCTTCGGCAAGCCAGCGCTTCACAAGAAGGGCATGCCGATCGACCGGATGCGCGAAAGCCTCATCGAGCACGGCTACCTTCCGGAAGGTGCCGACATTCGCGCCTTCGAGGAAGCGTTCACCCGGGCCGCTGCTGGCGAGAAGGTGATGACCGCCAAGGGCGATGTGGTCAAGGCCGACGAGGTTTATGCCGCCGAGGAAAAGCGCCGGGCCGAAGAACTCGCATATGAGGAAGCGCTCCGGGCCGCCGCCGCTCTGGACCCTGACTTCGCCAGTCTGGTTGCCAGCGACCGTAGCCTTAAAGATGCTTCCGAGGATGCAATCGCCGCGGCTTATGATATTATGGAAGAACTCGGCGGCGAGCTGTCCCTGCCGGCCGTTGATGAAAACTACCTGAACAGTCTTGTGGAGGAAGCAGATGAAGAAACCGGCGCTGTCCAAGGCACTCAAGGAGCGGATCAAAGCACTTCCCCCGAAGCAACGGAAAAAGGCGCTGTCCCTGGCAGCGACCGCCCTGCAGAAGAAGGCCGCACAGAAGTAGCCCCCACCAAGCAGACCAAGGACGGCCAGCATGGGTTTAACCTGACTGGCGGCAAAGTAGCCTTCGGCGGCAAGCCGATGGACTCCACGCGCACCCACGTTGACACCCTGGAAATGCTCGATGAAATGGACATCGCAGATGACGCGGCCAAGCAGGATGATCTGTTTGCGCCAGTAGCCGCTACAGCATCCACCGACGGCGCAGACCACGACGAAAAAATGGCCGAATTTGACGAAGCTTTTGAGGCGTTTGTCGCAGAGCAGCCCGAGAAAAACGGCGTCAAATATACCTCTGTCCTCGTCGACGCCTTCATGCAGAGCGAGGTTCGGAAAGCCGACCCGGTAAAGGATAATCATCTCCCGCTGCTCGATCTACGCGAAATGACATGGGAAGAAAAGCGAGAGGCAGAGCGCAAGGCCGAGGAAGAAATTAAAAGCAGCCCTCGCGGAACGTGGCGGATCGTTGCCAATAAATATGAAGGCGAAGGCCGCGATGCGTTCTATCGTTTCCTGATGAGCGACGGACGAGGGCAGCGGCTTTCCCTCGGCAGCGGCACCGATACCAGCCCGGAGCCGACGACATTTGCAAATGCCTACAAGCGCATGATCGAGGGCGAGGTTGCAAGAACCACGTCGAAGCAACGCGAGGCCGCCATCCTCAGCCGTGGGCTGGCCGACGCCGAGAAATTCAAGGTCGGGATGGTGCTGAAAAATGTCACCCTGTCAACGGCAACCGGCCGCGTAAACTTCCCGACGCTCACTGTCACCGCGATCAATAAAAACGGAACGGTTGACGCCATAGCGACACGGAAAGGGGTTGCCGGTAAGCACAACGTTCTCGGGATCGACGCGACGGCGCTAACAAAGTTCTTTCCGCAAGAGCCGGAACGGCCGGAACAGGTGTCGCCGGGAGGGTTGTTTGCCGAGCCGCAGCCCGCCGAAAAGCCAGAGGAAGAACCACCAGGACAGTTTGACTCAAAGGCGTGGAACGATGAGCGCGACGACCGCATAAAGCAGTCCAAGGCGGCCGGAAACACGCACCTTGACCAAGTAACCCCATCCGTTGAAACGATGCGCGGCAAGAAGATATACAACGTTCACGACCACAACGAAAAGGGAGCCATCCGTACTGTTTCAAACAACGGCGATGTTGTCGTCCATTGGAGCGACAGCTACTCTGCCGGGAAAAATCTTGCGACCGAAAAGCAGGAGGTCCGAGGGAAGAAAAGGGTGACCGTTTTCGAGTCATGGCTCATGCCGAGCGACTTAAAGGATTACGTCTTCGAGGCTGCCGCGAAAAAGTCGCTTGGCCAGCTCGTTGACGAAGCCCTCGCCGGCTCAACGCCCCTGACCGAAGCCGACAAGCTGCGCCGCAAATCGGACGCCTTGACGAAAGAGGCGGCCAAAATCATGGAGGGCATCGAGCCTGGCCAGCCAGTCTTGTCGGTGGCAGATCGCAACCGGCGCGAGAAGGCCCTGGCGAAGCAGAGCGAGGCCGCCGACCTTGTCCGTCAGGCCGAGGCGCTGGAGGCAAAACCAGCCCGCTTCGAAGTTGGCAAGGCGCTGACAAAAGAAGAACGTCAGCAAGTTCTCGATACGCTCACCGACGTTTACAAGGAAAACCGCCTTGAAATGGAAGAGCGGATTGATGGCCGCGGCGAAACCTATTGGGCCTGGCCGCACCGCCCCGAGTATTTCGTCAAGTCGGATGTGACGGGGGCGATGGTCCGCTTCTACGTCACGCTCCCAGATGGTAAGGTGGCGCACCCATCTGAACTGTTCCCGGAAATGACCCAGGCGGTGATTGACAAGAAGATTTCCGAGCAAGCAGCCGTCGAGAAGCAAGAGGATCTGTCCAATAAGGAAATGAACGAGAGGGCCGACCGGCTGGCCAACCCCGACCGGATGAAAGCCCGTGCCACCTATATCGAGACACAGACAAACAAGGAGCAGGCAGGCGAGAAGGCGGTCGACTTCTATAGTGAGCAGGAAGGCAAGTGGTTCGCCACTCAACTCCCTGACCGTGCCGCGAAAGCCTTGGCCGGCCGAGGTTACAAGCGTGTCACGAAATACCAGCAACGAGATGGCAAATGGTTTGTCAAGGAGTACGACGACGGGAGCTTCCCGGCTGAAGTCATTTCACTCGAAGAACTCGGCCAGAAATGGGACGGTGAAAATAACGACGGACTAAGGGAACGGCTCATTGTCGCTGGCGGATGGGTGACGGCGGCCGGGAAACTTAACCCTACGGGGAGACGGTTGGCGAAAACCAAGTGGGACATCGTTACCCCCGGGACGAAAGAAATATTGCTTCGTCAGTATGCGGCAACCGACAAGGTAGAACCAGGAACCGCACCGGCCACCAGCAAGATCAACTCAGTCGCCTCCCGCGAAACCTTCAACGACAGGATGCTTGCCGGCGAAGTGACGGTCGAAGAATACCGGGCGGCGTTCGCGTCCTTGATGGCCAACAAGTCCGCCATTCTTGCCGACCTGGACAAACTGACCAAGCCGCAACTGTTCGAGCGCTACCCCGGCATCGAGTTCCGCTACAAGAACGAGAAGAAGGCCGACGCCGTTCAAGCCGCCTACGACTCGATGCTTGGCACCTTCAACCTTGGCGACTCCATTACGTTCAGCATGGGTGTCGGTTCCTACGAGAAAGCCCTGCAGGCGAAGGTGGACGGATACACCCAAGCCGACCTCGACAAGTACGCTGCCGACTACAAGAAGAATGTCGAAGAGCGCAAACAGCGCATGGCCGAACGTGCCGAAGGGGTGAAAGATCCCAAGACCATCGACGATTTCAAGACGCTACTCGCCATTCGCGCCAGGGAGGCTGGAAAGCCGATGACCTTTGGCGAACTGCGCATGTCACTGACACCGGAGCAGCGGGCAACCTTCGACGAACTGACGGCCACGGAAACCCGGAGTGGCCGCAAGGAGACGAAGGACAGCCGAGCCACCGAAGTTCGCACCGCAGAGCAGAAGGTTGACGGGCAGATCATCGAAACCAAGCACACCCAGAAGGGCCACAATATTTTCGTCGTGCAGCTTGCCGAGCGCGTCAGCAAGGAGGATTACACCACTCTTAATGCGGCCGCGAAGAAGCTGGGCGGCTATTACTCGTCATTCCGTGGGCGCGGGGCGGTCCCTGGCTTCCAGTTCAAGACCAAGGACGAGGCGCAGGCTTTCGTTGATCTGGCGGCCGGCGACAAGACCGCCGCCAAGGAAGCGGTAAGATCGCGGCGTGACGCCTTCGAGGATGACCGCTCACAGACCGCCGCGGAACGGCTCACCAGCATGGCCGACGCCCTGGAAGAGCGGGCCGACGCCATCAGCAACGCCGACCGCAAGACCAACACCGCCCGCCGCGCCGCCCAGGCCAGCAGCGCCGAGGCTGGAGCCAGCAACATGAAGGCTCTCGCCAAGACCATGCGCAACATCGCACGGGCCATTGAAAGCGACTCCGCGAAGTTCCTCGATCGCGTCCGCCAAAAAGTGCAGGTCGAACTGTTGAGCGATGCCGTCCGCTCGGCGAAGCGCAGCGAACTCCGGGCGAAGTACCCGGAATACATCGACCAGGAAAAGCACCAGTACGATGCAGCTACCGGAGAGACAGCCGATTATGCCGACTGGCCGATGTATACGATGTACCGCTCCGACCTGGCGAACCTTGGCCGGAAGCTGATCGAAAAGGACGGGACCAAGAAGCTTGGTCAGCGGCTGCTCAAAGTGGCCGACGACGTGACCGATGCCTATCTCAAGTTCGCCAAGGAGAACTTGACGAAGGTTGCCACCTTCACCAAAACGGATGGAGGCATAGCCGCGTTCACGTCGAAGGCTGACGCCGAGGCATCCATCGCCAGAAGTGGCTACAAGGGCAAGGCCATCGCCTACTCCGTCAAGCGCAACGAGCACCTGATCATCATGAGCCCGAGCATGGCGCGGGAGAAAGGTGCCTGGAAGGGCGACGACGACAAGCGCATCACCCTCGCTCCCGACTTCGGCGCAGAGCTGGTGACAACCCTTTCCCGGCGCGGTGGCGGAGAAGCCCCCTGGCAGTTCGAGTCCGTCAAGCGCCGCCGTGACGTGCTCTCGCGCATGGGGATCGAAACCCCGGCCGAGTTCCGCGCGGCCCTGCGTGAATTTATCGCGCTGCAGGAGCAGGCGGAAGCGCCCGACAAAATCAAACAGATGGAGCGGGCCATGATTGGCCGGCGCAAGGACGGGCTCGACTTCTTCCCGACGCCGCAGGAAGCCGCCGACGCCATGATCGAGGCGGCCGAGATTGAGCCGGGCATGGCCATTCTCGAACCGTCGGCCGGCATGGGCCATATTGCCGACCGCATCCGTGAAGCCGGAGTCGAGCCTGACGTGATCGAGCTTTCTGGCGACCGGCGCGAGCTACTGGAAGCCAAGGGGTACAACGTCGTCGGAACCGATTTCCTTGAGGTCGACGGGCAGTATGACCGCATCATTATGAATCCCCCGTTCTCCGACCGCCGCGATGCCGAGCATGTGCAGCATGCCTATGAGTTGCTGCGCCCGGGCGGCCGGATCGTGGCCATCATGGGCGAGGGCGTGTTCTTCGGCCAGGACAAGAAGGCTGTCGAGTTCCGCGCCTGGCTGGAAAATGTCGGTGGGACCAGTGAGAAGCTTGGAGAAGGGACGTTCCTTGATCCGACTCTCCCGGTGAATACCGGCGTCAACGCGCGCATGGTGGTGATTTCCAAGGGCCAGCCGAGCGGCGAGAAAGCTTTCTTCAGCCGCGCAGAGAAGGCGGATACAATCAACGTCGATAGCATCGAGCGACCGACGACCAACAGCGAAGGCCGCCCGATCCATGCGACCGAGGAAGGCATCAGGAACTTTTGGAAATGGTTTGCTGGGAGCGCCGTAGTGGATGAGCAGGGACGGCCACTGGTGGTGTATCACGGCACCCCCAACGGAGAGTTCAATGCGTTCACCAAAAAGGGGCGCGGTGATCATCTTCTCGGCGGGACGCAGAAGCGCCCCGGTGTAGGCTTCCATTACTCAAAAGCATTGGCAGAAACCTACGCGCTCGAAAAGGAGCCTTCACGCGAAGGCGACACCCCAAAGCCGCATGTGTTTGAGGTCTACGTTTCAGCGAAGAACCCTTGGGACTACGAAAACAGCGAGCATCTTCGCCTTGCCAAAGCCGCGCTTGAGGCTCACCCGAAGTATGAAGGATGGATGTCGAAAGAGTTGGCGCGGGGCGATTGGGAAGCTGTCGAAGCAAAACCCGTACAGGAGGCCATCCGGGCGGCAGGATTTGATGCTTTCTATGCGAACGACAACCCCGGCAAGGCGATCAATATTTTCGACCCAAGCCAGGTGAAATCCGCGACCGGAAACAACGTAGCGTTCGATCAAGGGTCAGCCGACATCCGCTATTCCATCGGCCAAGACTCCACGTCAGGCGTGACGACCGATCAGCTTGAGGAACTTGTCGCGCAGTTTGCCGGCAACTCCCCGGTAGAATTTGTCATCAAGCAGTCGCCGCGCCAGTGGGGCTTTGCCGCCGTCACTGACGCCGCTGGAGCCTACCACCTCGGGAAGATCTACCTCGCGGCCGACAATATCTCTACGCCGGAGAACGCAGGTGAAGTCATTGCCCACGAACTGATTGGGCATTATGGCCAGCGCGGCTTCTTCGGTGATCGGCTGAACGACGCTCTCGACAGAATCCATGGCAACAATCCCCTCATCAAAAAGTACGCGGCGAAGTGGATCAGGGACAACCAGGACGTTATCACGGAGTACAAACTTGACGCCACCGCCGTTCGCTACCGGGCCATTGAGGAAGCGATGGCGAAGATGGCGGAAGAGCAGCGCCCCTACAACGCCGCGCTCAAGCTGGTCCGCACCCTGCAAGAGCTACTGAGGGCCGTCGGCCTGAACAATCTTGCCAATAAGCTCGAAGCCAGCACCAACGCCGAAGCCCTGGCGGCGCTCGACAAGGCTGGGCTCTACGTCAAGACCGGGCAGACCGCCAAGAATAGCACGCCTGCATTCGATTTCTACCCGAAGGCCAAAATGGCACTGCAAGCCATGTTCAACCGCGGCGAAACAGAGACGGAAATCGTCGCCGGCAAGCTGTCCGCCTCCCTGGCCGGCAACACCATCCACCTTGATTTCCGCAAGGTCGATGAAGAGACCTGGCAGAAGGCCAAGCTTTTTGTCCTTGGCAATCGAGGGAGATATGGTAACGTTGAGTTGAACTTCGTCGTGGAACGTCCGTCCGGGGCCACCATCGACCGGCAGCACACGGCCAAACTCGATGAATATCTCAACGAGCCGGCGCAGGCGCTCAAGCAGTTCAAGGCTAGCGGCGGGCTCACGGTTTCGCTGCGGGAGGCGAAAAATGCCAGACAAATTGCCAGCAGACAAGTGGGAGCAGGAAACGCAGGACTTGACCGAGGCGTTCCTGAAACGCCAGGAGAAAGAACGCGCGCGGCTGCGGAAGCTTGGATTGAAACCGCCGGCTGGTCCGGAGAGGCCGAACACCTTGGCCAACTTGCTGATGCTGCACTGAGGTCGATCGAGGAAGGAAAACCCGTCGAAGCGGCGATCGCTGACTTCGGCCGGAAGTTCGACCGGGCCTTTTCTGACAATCCCAACATTGCCCCTGCCATTGCCGATCTGAAAAAGCTCGGCGTCAAGTACGATAGCCCGGAGTCGTTTATCCGCGCCGTGGCCAACCTGCACCGCGCCTACAATGGCAAGCCTTCCGTGCCGGTCTTCTCGCGCCGCCAGGACACTGACACATCGCCTCGCCCGATCCGCCGGCAATCCTCTGGTAACCCTGTTGTCAACGCTTCTCGCGATTTCGCCGGCTGGCTGTTCTCGGAAGGGATGCAGACGACCCGCTGGCAGCGCACCGTCGGCACCATGTATCACATGGCCGAGATGCTTGAGCGCAAAGGCAAGCCGCAGCTCAAGGCGTTCTTCAACAAAAGCCAAGATTTCCTTTCCGACATTTCCACCATCGCCATCCAGGCTGAACGCGAGGCACCGACCATCTTCCCGCGGCTCGGTGTCGGTTCGGGAATTGTCCACCGTGGCGTTTCCAAAGAGGACAACCGTGTCGTTTCTGAGGCGCTGATGGAAGGGACGCTTTTCGGCGGAGGCGACCCGCTGAAGGGCAAGCTTTGGAGCGACGAGGAGCTGAAGGAAAAGTTCGGGGCGACGGGCCGGCAGATCAAGATTTACAAGGAGGCTCGCAAGGCCGTCGATCAATCGCTGGACGATTTCAACAAATCGCTCGTTGCACGGTATGCCAAGGAGGCCAAGGTCTACTTCGACCGCGATCAGTCGGCTTCCGATATGGGCGATGAAGTCGCCGACCTGATTGATCAGAAAATTGCCATCATGCAGGACGCACTGGATGATCAGGTACGGATGTTCAAGCAACTGAGCAAGGACTTCTCCGGAGATCCCGCCGTCTTGAAAAAGGCCGAGACAGCGTTCAAGCGCGGATTCGACCAAAAAACGTCCGCGATTGAGTTGGAAAAAACGAGGGCGGCCAACATCAGGGAGCTTGTATCGAGAACCCAGCAGCTCAAAGACAAGGGTTATTTCCCGTCGCAACGCTTTGGCGACCATACCGTGCGCGTGACCGAACCGGGCAGCCGGAAGCCCCTCTACTACGCCATGCACCCGTCAGCCGGCGCAGCCAAGCGTGACGCAGCCAGATTTCGCGCAGCCTTCCCGAATGCAGAAATCGTCTTGGACACGGTGGACAAGGAGGGGTACAAGCTTTACGCCGGCATGAATCTGGAAGTTCTCCAACTTTTCGCGGAGCACCTGGGGGCTGACGAAGCGGCACCGTATCAGGAGTACTTGCGGCTTGCCGTCAACAACCACAGTGCCTTGAAAAAGCTCATCCACCGGGAAGGAACCGAGGGCTACGACCTGGACGGCGTGCGCGTGCTGGCCAACTTCATTGTTTCCAACGCCCGCCACGCATCGACGCAGTACCACATGAGCGACATGCGCAAGATGGCGGCTGAGATCACAGACGGCGGCGATGTCAAAACGCAGGCCGTCAAATTGTACGAATATCTGAGCAAGCCGATGGAAGAAGCGTCGAAATATCGCGCCTTCCTGTTCATGCACTACATCGGCGGTTCGGTCATGTCCGGCCTGATCAACATGACCCAGCCGGTCGTGATGACTGCCCCATATATGACGCAGCACTACAGCCATGCGCAAGTTGTCGCGGCGCTCAATAAGGCGGCGGCACTCTCTTTCAAAAAACCAGAGAATGTCGGCGGTGCCCTCGGGCACGCTCTACGCAAGGCGGAAGATGCCGGCGTGACGGCTCCGCAAGAGATCCACCAGATGATGGCGATGGCGTCCAATCGCCTGTTCGCCTCAAACAACTTAGTGAACTCTTCTCTCAAGGCATGGGGCGGCTTCTTCGCGGTGGCGGAAGCGTTCAACCGGCGCACCACCTTCATTGCCGCCTTCAACCTGGCGAAGAAGGCCGGGCTCACAGACCGGGAAGCGTATAACCGCGCCGAGAAAACCGTCACGGAAACGCAGGGACTTTATAACAAGGGGAATCGCCCGAATTGGGCCAGGGGCGCAATTAAGGCCAGCTTATTTACGTTTAAGCAGTTCTCGGTGATGTATATCGAGTTGTTCCTCCGGTTGCCGCCCAAACAAAAGGCGCTGATGCTCGGCTTCCTTTTCTTGGCCGGGGGTGGCGAAGGGCTCCCCTTCTATGAAGACCTGGCCGACATCATCGATACGTTCGCGCAGTGGAGCGGTCACGCCTGGAACACCAAGGCCGACACGCGCCGGCTGGCCTACAAGGTTGTGCCGAAGCCGGTTGCTGACTTCGCCTTCGATGGCGTCTCTTCGGTGCTGCCGATCGACATCAAGTCGCGCATGGGCTTGGGCAACCTCATCCCCGGAACAGGTATTTTCAAAATGAGCAACCAGGGGATGAATAAAGCTTCTGACGCGATGGAGTTTTTTGGGCCAACCGGGGGGTTGATCAAGGCGAGCGCCGACACCCTCCAGATGATCGCTTCTGGAATGTATGTCCGGGCAGCCAGAGCAGCAGCACCGCGGGCGGCTCAACACGCTTGGGATGGAATTGATATGTATCGCCTCGGCCATGGCCTCGATAAGTACGGCAAGCGTACTATCGACGTCACCAAGGGCGAAGCCGTGAGTAAAGTCATTGGTGCCAATCCGCGCAAGGTTGCCGAAGAGGGAGAAATCAAGCGTGCCATACGCCAGGACGTCGAGCTTGTCAGGGTGAAGCGTGCTGGCATAGTTGACAAAATGGCGCGTTCGTTGATAAATGGCGACATCAGGCTTTACGAAGAAGCTGACGCCGCCATGGAAGCGTGGAACACCAACAACCCGACGCTTCCCATTCGCGTGACGAAGCAGCAGATCAGGGCGAAAGCCACCGCCTTGCAGGCCACCAGTAAAGAACGGTTCATCAAGAGCATGCCAAAGGAAATGCGCGATGCGGTCCTTACTTCGGAAGATGAATGAGTACGACAAGGGCATCTGTGCCATGGTCATCGTCGGGCTACTGCTGCTGGCGCAGGGACTTTGCAACTTGTGGACGGTGTTGACAGGGCAACCATAGCGAAAAGGGGCGTGCCGATGTTTGTCGAAAAACTCATCGTGATTGGCTTTTGCATTGCTGCCGCCCTTCTTTTTCTGGTCATCGGTGTTCCCGCCATTATGACTCTTGCTCAAATGTCCGGGTGGCTGTCATGAGCATCGAAGTGAAAAACGAGGTCAAGGCGGTATTCACTTACCCTTATGGTTACTGCAACATTGAGCTCAACATCGAGGTCACAAGGGACGGGCTGGAAATCGACGGGGAAATTCTCACTTGGGAGTGGATAGACGCTGCCAGAAAGGCCGTCACCCCCTGACGGCAAGCATTGACTTTGAGGGCGTAAAGCAGGACAATCGTAGCGAAAATATCGGACAAGCTGACTACCGCTCTGCGGGTCAATCACGCTACCGTCAACGGCCATTGAGGCTGTTGGCGGTTTTTCTTTTTCGGGGAGGCAATCATGGCTGAGACTGTTGAGGAATATGGGGGCGATGATCGCCGACTTGCATGCCGCGCTCATGAGCAGAACACCAAGGATATTGCCGGGCTCAAGGCAACCGGCGGAACAAACCGCTGGATTATCCAGATCGCCCTACCCCTCTTGCTCGTCGTGTTCTCAGCCTTCGCAACCCTCGCCTACAACGGTCTGAAAGATACCCTCAAGGAAATTCAAGTCGATGTCCGCGGCGTAAAAGCGGTTGTTGATCTTGCTGCCGTCAGTAACGCCGTGACTCGTACTGAGGTCGAGCAACTAAAAAAGGACGTTGCGGAACTGAAATCGCGGGTTGGTCTGGTCCGAGATGATGACCACCGAACTTATAAAGGAGAATGACGATGGAATTCGAGAAGGCAGAATTTCCCCCGATCGAGAGGGTGACGCGCGCGGTTCCGGTCATTGACTCGAACCACGCCAACATTCATGACCGCAACGGTTTTTCTCTGATTGGCACGATCGATGTGGCGCAGACCAAGACCGGCATCATCGAAATCTACGTTCCCGGCAACGATACGGCCTCCCTGGTAATTGCTTCCGAGACGGCCAACGCCGATCTGACCTTCACGGCCAAGGCCGCTGGCCTGGCCGGCAACGACCTCAGCATCGAGTTACTGGACCCGCAGGCCGAAAGCCAGACGCTTGAAGTCGTTATCAGCGACGGGACCAAAATCGAGGTTTACCTCGCCACCAACGACCAGGGCGGCGGGACGATCATCTCGACCAGTGGCCAAGTCGCGGCGGCGGTCAATGCGCATCCTGCCGCGAGGCTATTGATGACGGCCGCGGCCGAAGGGGATGGAACCGGTGTGGTCGCGGCTGTGGCACATACCCACCTGGCCGGCGGCAACGTCCCTTCCTATGTCCACTTCCAGGCGCTTGATGTGAATTGCAACGCCGGCCCTGGCACCGTCTCGCTACTGGAAGACTACTGGCTGACTTCGGCCGTCGGCGCTTCCGTCCTTGTCCCGAAGAACCATCATCGGAACTCTCCCCGGGACTCCGAGCTGACCGTCAAGGCGCTGGCCGATGCCGGCGCGTCAACCGGAGCGGGAGAGTTGGCCGGCACGACGCTTGCGGTTCTGCCGCTGCACGGAACGGGTGTTGGCGTCAACAAAATCGCTTCCGACAATGGGTCCGCCCAGGAGTGGATTCTGCAGACCGGAAAGAAATACCTCCTGGCCTTCTCGCACACCTACGCCGGCACGGTGAAGTTTGGCTATAACCTCTTCTGGTACGAAGAGCAGGGGGCATAAATGCCGACCTTCAGCGCGGCCAGCCTGTCCAACCTCAAGACGTGCGACGAGCGCCTGCAGCGGGTGTTTGTCGAGGTCGTCCTCTCCTTTGATTGCACGGTTACCTGTGGCCACCGGGGGAGGGCCGACCAAGACGCGGCCGTTGCCGCCGGCAAAAGTCAGACTCCATGGCCGACCAGTAAGCACAACTCTTCGCCGAGCAAGGCAGTTGACGTTGTGCCCTATCCGGTCAAGTGGGGAACCGAAGGAACGCCGGAGCAGCGCCGCAAGGACGTGGCCCGCTTCTATCTCTTCGCCGGCTATGTCCTGGCCGTGGCGAAAAGTCTCGGCATCGCGCTGCGCTGGGGTGGAGATTGGGACGGCGACAAGGACTTCAACGATCAAAGATTCGACGATCTCCCGCATTTCGAGCTTGCCGAGTAGGAGGAAGTCATGGGCAACTTCATGTCAGATTTGGCCACCGGGGCCGCCGCGGGCGTGTTCACCGGTATCGGTACGCTGGCCAAGGATCTTCGCACTGCGATCACCGGCAAATCCTCGCTGGACAGCGCCGACCAGATCAAACTGATTGAACTGGCTCAAGCGCTCGAACTCGAAGCGCTCCGCGCCGATCAGGCGATAGCGACCTTGCAGGCGCAGATCAACCTGGCCGATGCGAACAGCACATCGAACTTCCGCGGTGGCTGGCGACCGGCGGCCGGATGGGTGTGTGTTGCCGGCATGGCATACCAATTTCTTGTCTGCCCCATTCTCCCTTGGGTGCTTAAGTCTTTTGGCCTCGGCGTCACGCCCATGCCTCCTATTGACGCCGAGGCTCTTTTTGCCCTGCTGATGGGACTGCTCGGGCTTGGTAGCTTCAGGACCTTCGAACGCGTGCGCGGAATGCGAAAATAGGAGCCACCATGTCTGCTCTCGACACCCTTGAATTCATCGAAGGCGATACCCTGCCGATCATCACCGGAGCGCTGAAAGATGATGCCGGTGTAGCGATCGACATTCGCACCTGGGACATTAAGCTGCACATCGGCTACGCCACTCCCTTGATCAAGGTGGCGACCATCCCGCAGGACGCCAGCGGCACGTTTTCGTTCCCGTGGGTGCCAACCGATCTTCAGGAGGGTACCTTCGATGCTGAGATCCAGATCACCAGCCCTTCCGGCATCCAGACGGCCCAGAAAACGACCACCGGAAAGCGGTTCAAAATCAAGGTCTACCCGCAGGAAGCATAGGGGCTCGCCATGCAAATCACGCTGACCGTCCAAGGGCTTCCGATTTCGAGCTTGTCGCCGATGGTGCTGCAGGTCACGCAGCAGACCATTACCCTGGCGACGGGGATCAATTACAACTCCCTCTCTGAACAAAACCTTGCGGCCTGCCAGGTGGCGCAAGGTTTGGCCGAGGACGCGCAAGCCCTCGCCGAAGCGGCCGCCCTCGCTACCGCCGCCGACTTGGTGCAAACGGGACTCGATGCCGACGCCACCGCCGCCGACCGGGTAGCAACCGGCGAGGATGTCGTGGCCACCGCCGCCGACCGGGTGCAGACCGGGCTGGACGTGGTGGCCGCAGATGCCGCTCTTGACGAAATCAACGAACTACTTGCCACCCAAAGGGTTGGCGTTGCGCAGATCCCCTTCACACCGGACGGGATAGCTGACACCTTCGCCAGTATCACCCTATTCGTGGGCGGGTATGACGTGTTCTACAACGAGCACGTCTTGGCACGCTCGACCTACACTCAGGCTACCGGCTCGTTTACCCTCCCCTTCGTGCCGGAAGTCGGCGACCGCCTGACCGCTTGGGTGTGGACCAGCGACTACAGTGTCGAGGCCGCACCGGTCACGCAGCCCCAAGCGGAGGCCGGAACCGACGAAAGCCCCTTCTTCTGGTGGTCACCGCTGAGGATCTTCCAGGCGGTTGCGGCAAAGGTGGCGGCGATGTTGGCGGGTGGCGAGCTTGCCCACAAAGCCAGCCATGCGACAGGCCAAGGCGATGCCCTGACGCCAGCCGACATCGGCGCGGCTACCGCTGGTCACAACCACTCCGGAACCTACGACCCCGCAGGGACCGGTGCCGCGGCTGTTTCTTCCCACGAGGGAACCTATGCTCATGGCGACATCACCCACGCGAACCGTTCAGCGCTCGATCTGGTTTCCGGGACCAATACCGGCGACCAGGACTTATCCGGGTACAGCCCGACGAGCCACAACCATACCGGGACGTATGAGCCGCTGTTGACCGGGGCGACCGCAGACGCCGCGCCAGAGGATGCCGATACTGTTTACGGCGGGAACTCCGGTTCTGCTTTCGGCACGATCAAGACGACCTGGACCACCATCAAGGCATTTCTGAAAACCTACTTCGATACCCTCTATGCCGCCAATAACGATGCACGGCTTAGCGACGCGAGAAATTCAAAGATCCTCGCAGTGCAGAATACGGCGGTATCTGTAACCGGGACGACGAATCAGACGACACTGTTTAGCTACACCCTGCCGGCCGGGACGATGGGTCCGAATAGTGTGCTGTCCGTCACAACCCTTTGGAATATCACCAACAGTGGGAACAGCAAAGCGTTGCGGGTGAATTTTGGCGGTACGTTGTATTACAACATCGGGTTAACAGTGCAACCTTCTGTTCAACATAAGGTTATTATCCGTAATCGTAACTCACAGTCGTCACAAATCGGTTTTTATAATGCCGCGAACCCTTATACTGCACAAACCGGGACACTGTCTGCATCTGCTGTCAACACCGCCGCCGACGTAACCATTCTCGTGACCGGACAGCTCACCAACCCAGGCGAAACAATCACGCTGGAAAGCGTATTTATTGAGGTGTCAAATGCTTGAAATCCCCCTTATGCTCGTTGACGGAGTTCTGACGGCAGAACATCAACCGCCCTCCAATGCGCTTCGCATTGACTACGACGGCGCGGCGATGGTCTGCCGGGTCTATCTGCCGGGGGATGAGTTGCCGGTAGCTGCCAAAACTGCCGGAGAGCTGGCCACCGAAGCCCGCGAAGCTTTCAAGGCCGAGCGCCAGCAGGTTGTGGACAGTATCATTGTCACTACGGCGTCTGGTCGGCAATTCGACGGCAACGAGGTCGCACAAGGTCGGATGGATCGAGCGGCCAACAGTCTTGATCACATGACCGCTATGATGGCCTCCGGGACGCCGATCATCCTTGACCCGGCCGTGGCTGATGGATACCGGGTTATGAACGGCATCTATGAAATAGTCTGGGTGCTGGCGGATAACACCCCCGCTTTCGTCGGGGCGCTGGAATTGCGCGAGGCTCTGATCCGAGCCGGCGCGGCGCAGGCGGCGGCATGGGTGCCGTGATCTCTTACCTCCACAACGTCCTGGCGGCAGGGGATAACCTGCGGCGCTGTATCCGCACAGGGGAATCTGACCACAAGGGACACTCGCGAACCCTTACCGTGCTGATTGAATTGGATGAACTGGTGAACGCGCTCTTCGGCCGACACAGGAACACAACCATATCTCATCACCTGGGCCTGGAGGCGCGTCGTTACCATGGGACTATCCCTTTATGGCGTAAGCCGTTAGAAGGCGTGATCTACCGGATGCTGGAAAAGGTCGACCCGGGCCACTGTGAACGAAGCATTGAGGTGCAGCCATGACAGTAAAAAGCCATGCGGAAGTGACCAGCGAGCAGCTTGCATCGAAGGCGGATCTCGTCGATGGAGTTCTCCGGGAGGATCAATGGCCGCCGCCGCCCGCCGACGAGAGTATTCAGGAATACCCGACCTTTGAGGACTTCCCGGAAACTGGGGAAGTTGGCATTCTCTATGTCGTGACGTCCACAAACAACTTTTTCAAATGGCGGCCGTCCTCCAACGGCTACTCTGCATTCAACCCGACGCTCAAATTAGGAGAGACCTCAACAACCGCGTATCGTGGCGACCGTGGCAAGACTGCCTACGATCATTCGCAGGCCGCCCATGCGCCAAGCGGAGCCGAAGCAAACCCGGCCGCAGGAAGCCAGGCAAACGCCGAGGACAGCACCGGGGCCACGATCTACGGCTGGACGGCGCAACGGCTGTGGCAGGCGATTGCCAAGTGGGCCGACACCGCGACCAGCATCTTCAAGGGACTGCTACATCGGGAAGGGTTAGAAACGGGAACCCTCAAGGGGATTGATCTGGTCAGGGAAAGAGCACAGCATGAGGAGTTCGATGAGCCTGGCATTATGGAAGAAATTTCTCGGAATATTCAGATCAAAGTTAGCCGGCCCTACAGGGGAGGTGAGGCTTTAGGAATCATCAACCGGGTAAAAGAGCGTGCACAAGCTAGCGGTTATACAAATATGCGTGTAAAGTTTAAGCGCCCGGAGGGGAAGCAGAGGTCAATTTTAATGGGAACAGCCCGGGAGGATGCCGGCGACGCAGTTTTTACCCGCTGCGAATTGATTCGGGTCGACCAACCCCTACCTCAATGTTTGGAAACGATAAGGGATGATGTTGCACAGAGAATAACTACCCTTCTCTTAGAGGCAAGAAGAAATTAACCAATAGAGGAATTTATGGTAGCGACATCTCGGCTTTTGAGGCCTCTTGACTACTGGCGAATAAAGCACCCGGCCAAGTCAAAGTATGACCTTTGGCTTCCACTCGGGTTGGCTTTTCTTTTTACTAGCGGCCTCTATCTCCTCCCTATATCGGTTCCAATTTTTGCTGAAAGAGGTCTTATATCCATCATTTCTGAGTTGCTCCAAATTTTAACTGGCTTTTACATTGCCTCTTTAGCCGCTATAGCTACTTTCAACAAGGAGGGAATGGATTCCACAATGCCCGGAGACCCCCCTACATTAAAAACCATGTACCGGGGGAAAATTAAAATTGTTGAGCTTTCCCGTCGGCGGTTTCTGTGCCTGATGTTCGGGTATCTTTCTTTTATGGGGATTTTGCTTTATTTTCTCGGATCTGGGGCGAACCTCCTAAGGGAGAACGCAATAGAGATTATCCCATTTTACTGGCGCCCCTTTGCAAAATGGGGGTTCATCACTTTTTACCTTTTTCTTGTGTCTAATTTGGTTGTGACCACACTTCTGGGGTTGTTCTACATGGCAGATCGAATCCACCGCACGGACCCAACCCTATCTCAAGGAGAATCTGTTCCTAGCGAGGAGTAACATTTTCTAGCCTGCTGCTATTCAAAACAGGTTTGAGCTGCCACCATATTTCCCCTCCCGTAAACCATTTGTCAACAATCGCCAACCGTAGTTTTCGCAATTTCAATTAGATTGGTTTCTCATCCCCCCTCAGCTACAAGGGTGTCTGGAAGCCGAGCACATTATTAGCACCACGACCGGAAGCTATGCCATCGTTCTCACCAATGGCAACGTGCAGCGAGTGGCCGTCACCGGGGCGCTGGCGATTGAACTGCCAGCCCTGCCGGCCGCCGGCAAGAACTGGTCCCTGACCGTCAAGGTTGTCCACGACGGGACCAACACACCGACGTTCGCCGCCCCCGGTGGTGCCACCCTCAAGTGGCACGCGAACACCACGCCAACGCCGAGCGGGACCGCCGGCCACATGAATATCTACACCTTCATTTCCGACGCGACCGACAGCGAGATCCACGGTGCGCTCGCATGGAAGGAAGCATAATGCTCGGGTTCCGCGCTCGCATGATGGCGGCGAATGCCAATTCCTCTTATGTTTCCAGCGGCCGCGACTTCGATGGATCGACGCAATATGCTATTCTTGCGCAGGCTCTCACCGACGTTCAGCAAGTCGTTTTTTCGGTATGGTTCCGGTTGGACGGAGGGGATAATGCGTTACAGGTCGTTTTTACAAACACCGACACAGACATTGCTTCCAGGGTAAAAATATCTCGTAACGCTTCAAACAAGCTCGTCGTCGTAATAAAGAACACCACTGGCGGGACGGTGATGTCGTGGACCAGCGCCAGTGATGTGGTGGCGGGGCCAACTTGGAGGCATATTCTCGGGTCGGCAAACTCACAAACCGGTGCTGGCAGCATCTACCTTGACGACGCTATTGATGGGACGCCAACGCTCGGGCCAGGCGGGATTTACAATATAGACTGGAACTATCTCGCAAAACCCTTTGCCGTCGGCGCGTTCAATACGGGCACCCCAAGCGGGTATTTCGACGGCTGTTTGTCTGAGGTTTTCATTGGCATGGCATACCTAGACTTCACGGTGGAGGCCAATCGGAGGAAATTCATTTCGGACACAGGAAAACCAGTCGATCTCGGCGACACTGGGACAATCCCCTATGGTGTTCAGCCGATAATTTATCTCCCCAATGGAGATCCGGCGGACAACGTCGGGACCCTTGGCAACTTTACTGTCGTCAACGGTCCCCTGTCGGCCTCTTCCACGTCACCGAGCGACTAGATTTCTCTGTCACATCCACGCCTGACCGCTCAAGCAAAAGTGTCAGTTTGCGAAAAAGAGAAATTTCGCAGACTGGCACTTTTTTCTTGTTGACAACAGGCAAAGTTGCGCGTAAGTTTACCGAAGAAAGGAGGTTAAAACTATGAAGTTCCAACAGGTCAAAGTGGCGAGGGAAAAGAAAGGGTGGTCGCAAGAAAGGCTTGCGGCCGAGTCCGGCGTCTCGCTGAAGACGGTCAGCAATGTCGAGCGCGGAAAGGGCTGTAACTTCGGGACCGCCAAGCTACTCGGCCGGGCGCTGGGCATGACCCTGGCCGAAATCAAGGGGGCGGCATGCTAGTCACCAAGAGCGAGGAAGTCGACGTCAGGGATGTTCTGGAATGTTGCGACACAGAACTCCCCGAGCCCGCCAGCTATCTGATCGAAGTCGACATCGAGGTCAACGTGACTGGCGAGTATCGACCAGCCATCCTCTTCCCGGTTGACAAAGCGCAGCCAGCCGAGCACCCGGAGCCGGAAGCCAAGGCCGACGAAAACGAGCTGGCGATGAAGTTGCTGACCTTCTACGGCATGCAGGTCAAGCTGACGGCCGACGAGGCGATTTCTTTCCTGCGTGCCGCAAAGGTCAAATGTGCCAACCTGATCACCGCGGCGACCATCTGGGCGGTGGAGCAGGACGCCCCCGAGCCGCCAGAGCGGGACGATTTCGAAGACGCTGACCACTGGCAGCACAACTAAAAAGGAGATGGAAATGAAAGAGATTGCGGCGGCGCTCGTCAAAGCGCAGAAGAATTTCGAGAAGGCGCGGAAGTCGAGCGACAACCCCCATTTCCGCAGCAAGTATGCCCGCCTCGACGCTTGCGTGGATGCGGTCATCGATGCACTGAACAATGAGGGCATTTTTCTGATGCAGAAAACCGACGACTGCGGCGACGGCGTGGTAGTCGAGACGGTATTCCTGCACACCAGCGGGGAAAGCCTCTCCGGTGGCAAATTACACCTTCCTGCGGCCAAACAAGACCCACAAGGGTATGGTAGCGCCCTGACCTATGCGAGACGCTACAGCCTGCTTGCCGCTTGCGGGATCGCACCTGAAGATGACGACGGCAACGAGGCGACAGCGGCAGTGCGGAAAGCACCGCCGACGGAGAAGATTTCCGACTCACAGACTGACACGATCGTTGCCCTGGCTGATGAAGTAGGGGCCGACCTGGGGAAGTTCTGCGAATATTTCAAGGTGCAACGGCTATCTGATCTTCCGGCCAGCCA